GGCACCGGTGGCGTCATCGGTGCAACATCAGATCGCGCGCTCATAACTGGAGAAAGCGGACCGATGGTAGCCTGCGGCGTTTCAGGTGGACGCTGCAGCAATCCCAGGCCCTGGAGGTGCTTGTTCAGCAAGTCCGGGTCTGTCGGTGCAGCGATGATATCGTCGAGTGAGAGAGCCATCTGATTCCTTTATCCGAAAGCCTTCTTCACACCAGCGGCACTCGATCCAAGATTGCCGATCGTTCCGAGAACTCCTTCGGTGTTTTGCAGCCATCCTTGTTTGCCGGCATTCAGTTGATCTTGCAGATCCTCGGCCTGGAGGCCCATCGCTCGGAGTTGGTTCGACGTATCCGTTCCATACAAACCCTGGAGTTGCTGCAGGGCGCGCGCCTGTTTTTCCTGCGCGAGGCGTGCGCTTTCGTTTTGAACGTTGAGGGCGCCCGAAGCCAGCGTGCGTCCCTTCGCTCGAGCAGCTTCGGCGAGGACCGGGGCAAGACCACCTGCACTCCGCGTGCGAAGCGCGTTCAATCTTCCTTCGCCACCGATCGCAGCGTTCCCGCCACCGACAGCTTCCTGTTGCGAAACGAGCATGTTGTTCAGCGTGGTCGGGTCGTAGCCGGTAGGATGCGTTGCCTGCTGTTCGAGAACAGGAGTGATTGTGGATCCGATTTGTGAAGCACTCGAACCTGCGGTGCCGGCGACGCTGCCAGCTTCTGCGCCCTGCTGTTTCGCTTGCTTCACCGCTCCGCGGTCAAAAAGGATTGTTGGCTCTTCGAAGGATTCGCCGTCGTGGAAAAGAAGCCGGCCTGTTTCAATGTCGAATGTTGGGTTGACCAGAAATCGGGCCATAGCGATTGCTCCTCACTAAATCCCGATTCGCTAGAGAGTATGCCACAAACCGGGAACGCTGTTCACTTTTCTTCTAAGTTCAGGGTGTACGACTGCCACGGCGATTTCACGAAGCCCAAATCCAACAGCCTCTTTTCAAAGCTGGCCTCGATCTCCCGCGGCACAAACGCTGTCATTTGCTCGAGCCCAAGTCGCCACGCCTCACGCATCATGTGATCCCTAAACTCTTGCAACCAAGTCCATCTTTCCTCCGGTGTTCCTACCGAATGGTCCACGAGCAAATAGAGTTCGGAGGTCACCTTCAGGAAACTCATCAACGCCGGTTTTCCATCGTGCTCGTAAATCGACTTCACGACGAACAGGGGATTTGGCTCTTCGGCGCCGACCGGCGAAACCAACGTGATGTTCGGAAAACAGTTCTCGGGAAGTTCGTTCGCTGCGTGGATGGCTCGCGCAGTGGTGATATCGGAATCTTCAAATTGGCGTATCACTTGGTGATCCTCTTCGGGCCTTGTGCCGGCCGGAACAGTACTTTACCGAATCCAGAGCCGCCTTGTTGCCCTGTCGGTTGCGCGGTCCCGCTGCCTGTCGATGGAATCAGCGACATCTGCTGCGTACCACCAGGGCTTACTGCTGTCGGCACCGTTCCACCAAAATGAATAGACTCGCCAGGGTGGCTGCCCTGGTATTGGGAATAGGCACGGAAATAAAACTGCTGCGGATTGCCGTTGTCATCCATCGCCGGCAGGTTGATCGGATTCATCGTTCGGCTTGCGCCCAGGTGGACGACGTGCGGCTGCGTGAAAGAAGGGTCCGTGTCATATTCGACAAAGTAGTGAAGATTTTTCTGTATCGGATTGTTGTCCGTGATCACCGCGTGGACCAGGCCGGTCCCGTTCGTCTTCACGTTGAGTTGCTGAATAGTGGGAGGAGTTGCCACCATCCCGGTTGCATCCGCACCGACGCTCGTGGCCAGGTTGTTCACGCCTTCCTGGATTTTTCCGACCAGGTCGTCGAGATACTGACCGAAATCAGGAATCTGTTTTATCCAGACGCGCTCTCTATCGAGATTCAGAGGCATTTCCGCTCCTACTGATTCACGCCGCGGACAGGGCTCCACGGGTCTTTCGACATGACAACCACCAGGCGCGAAAGGCTAAAGCCGGCGCCGATCGCATTCGAATTGAAGGCGATGAATAGCCTGTTCCCGGTTTCGTTCATCGGAAGTTCGGTGTCGCCATCGGTGCTCGCCGGCAGCGTCAGATTCGGCAGCAGCACGTGGGCATAGGCCGTGTCGAGAGTGTTCGGATATACCGTGATGGCCACAGCGCCGGAACCGTCGATGAGGATCAACATATATTCGAAGACGTACCTGGTCACGCCAAGTTGCCGGCCTTCGCCAGTCTCGCTCGGTACAAATCCGGCCGTGAAATAAAGCTGATTGATCGCGGTGCCGTCATCCTGCAGCAGCCCATCGATGAGTTCGTAAATCTTCCCCGTGTGATCGGAGTTCCCGAGCATCAAAGGCAGCGTGTTGTCCGCGCGCTGAATGAATGCCGCGCAAGGCGACTTCATGATCCACACGGACCACTTCCGCACGATATCCGAGGCCACCAATTTTCCCGAATAGCTTCTGTGGACCTGGACGCTGCTCGCGAGCTCGTTCGAAGTGTTAATTTGCTTGTAGTTCAGTTCGAGCACGACGTTCGGCGTCGAAGGATTATTGTCGGTGAGCAGCCCGGCCGGCAACCAGGTGGGAGTTTGGCCCAGGGAATTCAAAGCCTTCAGTGGCACGCCCACGAGAATGCGGCGATTCGTGACGTCGTTGCGGACCCAAATCGTCTGCTTGAAGGCCCAGTTGATCTGATTCCAGACCGACTGAATTTCTTCGCTGAGTTTTATCGGCTGGCCGCCGTTGAAGATAAATAGACCTGGAAGGCCGGCGATCAGTGCCCATTCTTCACCCGAGTTCGGGTCGTCAATTCCCGAGGTCACCGCATACGGGCCGGCCGCGCCAACAGAGTTCGAAATTACCCGCGGGATCGTCCAGTTCGCCGGCTCTGTCGTGTTGTTATCGGATACGGACACGAAAGATCCGGTTTTCACCAGGTAAAGATTGCCAAACAACGTGAACGCGGTGACGACGGGCTGCTGATTCTGCTGGTTCGCCTTCACCACGCCGGTGATCCTGTCGAACTGTTCAAAGGCATCGGTATAGCTGCCGATCACCTGCGCATTTAGGTTCGGTGTCTCGGTTGGGAACGGTTCGATGCGGTCAATCTGAATCTGGACGCCGTTTGGAATCGCTGCAGCATAAATTCGGATCAGCAGGTCTGCCGGCACGGGCGCAAGTGCGGAAGTAAGCAGTGTCCCGGTGAAAATCTGCATCGTGCTACCGATCGAGTTCAGTGCCAGTTGGAATTTACCGACCGAAAGCTGGCTCGAGGGGCTGAAAAGGTCGATCACCAGGTTCCCGGAGGCCGCACCGGTAGGACACGAGCAAGTTACGCGCACGCTGTAGGTCGTCGAGGCTTCGAATATCGGGGTGAGGAACTCATCCTCGAACGCCGGCTGCGTAATCATCCCGTAAAGCGCTTGAAGGATTCCCGACTGATTGAAAATCTGGAATGCATTTCCGAATTGTGGCGAAGCTACGACGGTGCTGCCGGCGCCGTTCGTCGGATCCGTCGTCCAGCCGGCCGGTACAAGCGCTGTGCTTCCAGAACCACCCGAAATGCCGCCATCGAAAGAGCAGTTCAGTAGGTTGAACACTTTATTCTGTTCGCCGACTGCAAAAATCCGCTGGCTGTATGGAATCAGGGCCACAGAACTACCGAGTTCGAAGTTTTCGAAGAGGTTATTTCCCTCAATGTCGATCTGATCGGCGGCCAAGAGCACGCCATCCGAGAAACTAAGCGTCACGCTGGCGGTTGTGTTGTCATTCACCCAGGTAGAAGAGTTCGTGACGTCGGTCCCGTTATTGTTCACGACCACGGGTTGCGGAATGTTGTAGAAATTCCCGCCGTTTGCGGCCGTCAGATGGATCACTCGAGCGATCACGTTCGATGGCCCGGCCAGTAAACCGGAAATCGTGATGGTGGAGGCCCCGGCCGTTACATCGAAGGTCGCAATCGGCGAAGGCTGTGTCAGGAACCCGTTCCTTGTGAGGAAGGAATAGCAGACCTTCCGCACGCCGGCGCCGATGATCCCTGAAGTGACGAGATTGCCCGTGAACACGTTCCCTACGATTACGAGCGGGTCAAATTTGAAGATGGTGCCGAAGATAACGCCCGAGCCATTTTCGGCCGCGGAACTCACGTCGCTCCCGAACAAGCTGATCGAGAACGACCCTGGGGATGCCGAATCGATCGCCACGTTCGATTGATTGAAAATTCCGTTCCCATTGAGCGTGCCCGTGATGGTCACAAGCTGGCCAGCGACAGGAGCGGTTCCGCTGATCAGTGTGAATCCGTAGGTGGCCACATTTCCGTTCAGCACTGTGCTAGTGATCTGAAGCTGTGAAGCGTTGGGCGTTGCGTTCACCGTCCAGCTTCCATCGTAGCCGGCCGTTGGCGCCCCTCCGGTCCCGGAAATTTGAAGCGCCCCGCCAACCTGTAAATTTGGAACCTGCGCGGCCGTGGTAAGAGTCGCCGTTGTCACCTGATAAGTGCCCGATGGCGCATGGGCTTCGATGTGGTTCGCCTGGTTGATCGACTGCGACGTCGGCATGATCACAGTGAAATACCAGCGGCTCTGCGCGGCTCCAGGAGGCACGCCCTGGCCAGTACCGGTGATGACATAGTCGCCATTCACCGTCTGCCCTGCGAACTGTGACGGGTCGATCGCTGCAAGTTCGACGCCGGCGCCGATCACCAGGTCTGGATCTGCAAGAGCCTGGTTATTCGTGCCAACGTAATAGACCGTCAGGACGTTGCCGGCAACGGTGCTGCCAGGCCCTGCGGACCACAAGATCCCCGAAAGGTGCCCAGGATTCGCCACGTCGCTCTTTACGGTGGGCTGCGTAATCGAAACGATCGTGCTGGCCCCCGAAGAAGAAGAAGCGCTCGGTGGCGCGCCAGGCCCGACCTGCGAAAGCCTGTCGAAGTTCGGGGGTGTATAGGTCCGCGGCATGTCTGTGCCGTTCAGCAGATTCGAAAGGGCGATGAATTCGCGGTCATCGACGGTGGCCGATTGCGCGAAAGTATCCGGCTCGATCGCGGTATATACACCATTCAGCACGCCAGGGCTGTTGATTGCATCTTCCTGGTAGAACACGCCATCGCTGCCCAGGGCCAGCGTGAGCACCTCGCCCCCGGTTTCAGCGAACGTTTTCAGGTAATTGAAACTCGGCGGTGGATTTGGTGTTACGAACACTTTCAATTTCACGGCATAAATGTTGAAGGTCGCATTCGCGGCACTTGCACTGGCCACGATATTCACGGTGAGATTCGGGTTGTTCACCACCGCAGGCGTCAGAGTAAATCCGAAGTTCGATAGCGGCGTGCCGAGCACGATCGTTCCATCGGCCGCAGGAAGCTGGCCAGAAAGGGAGGCCGCTGAAACCCCTCCACTCACCAGCGTTGCGGTCACAATCGAGTTCGGGTCCGCGGACGACTGGTTCCCGCTAATTTCAATCTCCATCCCTAGAACGACCTGCGTCGACGGGATATTCAGGGAAAAATTAAGAGACTGCAGTATCTGACTGACGCCCGGTGTCGGCGGGGGAGAAGAGAAATTGACGATTTCCTGTACTTCGCACTGGGCGCTGGCGAAACCACCAGCCTTTGAGATCGTGAGTTGATTGATTCCCGCAGGGATGTTCGCAAGGCCCAACAGGAACATATCCCGGCCAGCGATGCCGTTCTGTTGCTTTCCGATCAGCGTGTAATTGTTCCCGAGGTTGTCGACAGCGGTCACATTGTTCAGGTTGACGGCGCCGAGGTCGTAACAGGTCACGAGAATCGTATGCCCTTGAACCGTGGAGTGTGGAAGATTGACCACCATCGACGATACTGGGAAAGAGGCAGAATTATTTCCGTGATTGGTGTTAAAGACCGCTGGCGTGGATCCGTTTGTGAAAAATGAAGCGAGAACGCCAGCCCACGTCTGATTCGGTCCACCAAAAGTTCCAGTGGCAGTAAGTGGGTTCACGCCAGTGAACAGGGCGCTGGCTTGGACACTCACGGAATCGAACATGGCGAAAGGCGGGGTGTAAACATTGCCAGCCGAATGAAGGGCAAGGAAAGCCCACTCTCCAGCAAGAGTTGGATTCATCGGACCGATGGAAAACCCGGCTTGGGCGACGCCAGATCCGGCATTCAGTACCTTGTCGACAGGACCAATCGGCCCAGTTCCACCACCAAAGTTCAGCAGCACCGAGGCATAGGTCCCTGGGATGTTCTTCGTGGCGTTTGTCGGATTCGACCACGCAGCTTCGTTCGGTGCGTTGGGTCCTGCAACGCTCGCAGCGAAGTTCGCCACTTTCTCTATGAAGCTGTTTCCGAAATAGAAAATGCTTTGCTTCCCCGGCCGCATGAAGACCTGGCCAAGAATGAAATCGCAATTGATGACGAGGGGGCTCGCGCCCAGGGGAAGAGTCTCAGGCGATGCTTCGGTGTACAGACCCCCGAGAAGTTCTAGCGGTACGGGGGCTAGAGGTGTGTCTGCATTGTTCAAGACGCGGTCCTAAACCCGGAAAGGCCAGCGAGTCCCACCGGACAAGCTGGCCCCTCACGAACTCTGCAGCGCTTTAGGCGTTGCGGAGGTAGACAGCTTCGAAGCTGATATTGTCAGCCCACACGCCCGTGAGCGAGTTGGCGCTCGAAGGCAGTTGCTGCAAGGGAGCCGCGGTCGTGAGCGATCCGTTCGGAGGAATCTGCAAGACCATCAGTCTTCCGGTTGACGGGATGCGCTGGTAAATGTAGCCAGCCCCCGCACCGGAGCACTGGAATCCGATGAGACCCGTGTTCGAAGTCGGCTGCAAAGCCGCCAAGAGCACGCTATCAAGTGGGAAACCACCAACCGGGTAAGTGTCCGTTGGCGCGGAAACTTGCAAGCCTCCCCAAAAACTTTGTGTGCGTTGATCGTTCGACTGGGTAAATCCAGCCTTTACCGAGAGCGTTCCTAGTGCCATGAGATTCTCCTTCTGTTGTCTGCAACCTGCGAAGGACTGCAGTGGCTTTCTTTTTCCTCGTCGATCGACGCACGAGTGAAACTTTTAAGCGGCCATCGTTAGACCGGGGCCTGTGGCGCGCAATTTCGCGCCATCATAAACAAAACTCTGAACGCTGACGAGATTCGCATCCGGGGCGATCGGCGAAGCCCCTCTGGAATTTGCAGGGAATGCGAAGGTCCGTCCACCCACACCGTCCTGCGTAAGAATGAAAGTGATTATCTGCCCCGCAGTCAGATTTGTCACGCTGCATGACGTCACGTTGCCCGTAAGCGTCATCGTGAAGGTAGGCATCGCTGCCAGGCCGGCGTTGAACGTCGGCGTCGCGGAGAAAGCCACAGCCACCGCCAGAGCGATATCCGCGGCCACCAACGTCCTCGCCGTTACGGCGCCGGCAGCACCACTCGCGGGGCCAGCCAGCACGGTGTTCGGATTCTGATTCGCAAAATTGATGTTCAGCGTGAACGTACCGGTGGTCGTGATCGGATTCGTTCCAGTGACCGAGGCCGTGAAGAGGGCGCCAGCACTGACGCCGAGCGTCACGCTGGTTACTGTTCCAATTCCTGCGGGAAGGTCGGCAGAAACCAACGCTCGGAAACCAGGAGCAGCCGCGCCACCCGATCCTGGGCCTGCATACACCAAGTTAGCGTTCTGATTTACCTTCGTGACCGCCAATGTACCGCTGCTCGAAACAGGCGAGCCGGCGACGCTGAACTCGGCTGGCATCGTGAGGCCCACGCTCGTGACCGACCCACCGCCAGGCGATACGCACTGCTGGTCCACGAAAATAGTCGTGGGGATCCGCGCGATCGGGTCAAACAATACGATGGTGTAGGTTCCCGTCGCTGCGTAGCAGAACCAGTTTCCGAGGCCATCGGTCTGGACTGGATTCGTCGTCTGATTGATGGGATTCGCGCCGGCGTTGTCCGAATAGATTGTGGCGAGAGGCGACGGTGGAATCGCCGACGTGTTCGCCGGCTGCGTGCAAATATAAACCGTCACTCCGTCGAGGGCTGGCCCTTGGGCAGAGTTGACCGATCCTTGCAGCCTGAAGAATGTTGGCATTAGGTTTGTGTCCCTGTGGACCCGAGACCGGTGTCACCCACAACGTTCGAACCACCGCCCTGGTATGAAAGTCGCTGATAGTTCTGCGTCTGCGATCGCCGGATGTATTCGTTTGCCATCTCGTCGATCGCCTGGTCGGCCATTGCCGAAACAGAAGCGATGACCTGGGGATTTGCTCCGCGCGCCCGGCCGTACATCTCGGCCATCAAACAGGCGAGAGCATCCGCAGAATCCAGAATGAAAATTGGCGTGGTAGCAAAGGCCGAAGCCGGCGTGTTGAGCGGCGGCTGCCCGGAGAGATACCGAATCATGATGTCCTGGGCCTGGAGGGAGCCATTCATCCAGATGGCGAACTGCCGCCATTCCCACTGCCCAAGCCACTGGTTCTGATATCCCGACTGCAGCCCACCTGCGGCTTCGGGCATCACGACGAAAGGAAGATTTGAGCCCGTGACCCGCTGCCGCACCAGGTAGACCTGCATGCAATCGCCCGGCAAGAAAGGAGTCGATGAAGTCGTGGTGCCGTTATTCGTACCGTTGAAGCCGATGTTGATGAAGACTGCGGGGCTCGCGGCCACAACCGGAGGAATGTTCCCGAGCACGACGCCGTCTTTAATCGGAAAGGTCACGCCTTCGTTGCGAAGCCGGCGCGACAGATTTCTGATTGCGGAGTTCAGAAATGGAAGAGTGAAGGGGGCGCTATCAGTGGCGATGCGCCCTTGCGTTCCAGAAATCCCAGGGAACGTGTCGTTCACGATTGAACGCCACAGGGTGGTGACGTCCTCGATCGTCGGAAACGCACTTGGCTGAACGTTTGTCACGATACCCTCACAACTTTCGACTAGGAGGAGGGACGCGCCCCACGAATCGGGGGTACGTTGGGATACGGGACCCCCCTCCTAGAAGCTTTTAGGACGCCTTTCGGGCCTTTTTCTTCGGCCCTGCGTCAACCAATTCCTCTTCGTCGTCCTTTGGCGCATCGAGTTCACGCTGCCGCGCAACCATCGCCCTGTACTTCGCCTCGTCCACGATGCAACGCTCGCCAAACGAATTCCGGTGGTACGCGATCCCTTCCTTCACCGGTTCGCCGCAGTTCGGGCAGGTGATCATGTGGAAGGACGCCATGTGCCACGGCGCCTGCTTGCCCAGGTAGTCCATCGCAAAATGCATGATCGGGCTAATGTTCTTGAGGTCGCCACCGGCCGCAAGCTGCTCGGCCGCTTTGACGTGACCGTTCATCGTCGCTGTTACGCGAGCCCTGAAAATACCGATCTCTTTGTCCAGCTTCTCGGTTTCGTCGGGTTTCGTGAGCGACCACCACACGCCGTAGAGATTCAAATTGTTTGCAGAGCCCACGATCGCCGTTTCGTCGGAATCCCAGTTCTGAACCTGGCTATCCCAGTTCGTGCCCGGGAACGCTCCCGGATTCAGGAGACTCGTTGCCGCTTTCCGGCCATCGACGTTTTTGTAGTAATACTCCGTCGAGCCCGGCTTTAGATAAGGCTCCTTCACGAACGGCGGCAAAATCGTGTGTGAAAACTTCTGGCCCGGCTTGCATGCGGGGATTACAAAGCCTGGGAACAGCGGGGGCTGCGTGACGACATATTCGCGGTCCAGGATGTTGTAAACGTAAATCACATAGCCTGGCTCGCGCCCCTGGTCCTGGGCTTCGATGATGTTCTCCCCGTGATTTTGGCGCTCCTGCATTGAGAGGGCGTTCTTCTTCGCCGTTCGCTGGTCTTGCGCCAATCTGTGCGTCAGTGGAATTGCTCCGGTAGCCATTCTTTCCTCCCGATATTTTTAGTGTCTCGCGACCGGTCGGTCGCCTTGAGCCATGCCCCGATTGAATGCAGGTTTGCGGCCGCCACGGCTCATGCGGTCCCACACCTTTTGGATCTGCTGCATCTTGCGGTCGAGCAAGGACGTTCGAATCCCCTGCCGGCTGTAAGACACTGGACCCCAATACCGCGGCATGTTCTGTTCGAGCACGTCCGCGATAAAATCCGTTTGCTGTTTCTCTTCGATTGCCCTGTTGGCCGCGCGAAGGTCCGCTTTCTGTTGCTGAGAAAGATTGGCGTACTGCACCATGAGCGGAATCAGCTTGTCGATCAGAAAATGCGAAAGCGGGAAATGCGTAACGACCAGTTTCCCGCGCACGAACTCCTTCGAAATCAGCGGTTGAACTACCTCATAGCGGCCGCGGTACGGATACTCGCCCGTGACATAGAAGCCTTTCGGTGCTTCGATGCGCTCGCCGGTGTCCGGGTCAACTTTCGTTTCAGTAGAAACGTAGCTGTTGAGGTAGTAGGCGCGCGGAGAGCCATACTCGAGCGGTGAATGCCAGCGCATGATGACCCAACAGGGCTGCCCGTGGCACTGGTAACGATTCCGATAGCCGAGGCGTTCGTTGCCCTTTTTGTCGCGCCAGGTATTTCCCAAACGGATGAATTGCGATTGGCCCCAAACGATCTTGAAGTGCGGATCGCCGAACTGATTTCTGCCAAACATCCGCGTGAGCCTCGCCTGAAACTCTACCGGGCATCGCCGCGTTTCTGGGCCTCTTATGTGCATCGTTTCACGCTGGCGTACACTTCCTCGTCACGGACCAGCTTCAGTTCTGCGTCACCCGTCAATTCCTCGATATCCTCGAGGTCGATCGGGAAGTTCGTGAAGATCACGAAATCCCCAGGAGAGAGGTCGGTAATTTTCTCGGATACTGCCACCACGATCCCGCGCTGTGATTTCGGCTTTCCCTTGTCCATCAAGAAGAAGTCTTCGCCAGGGGTGATCACGCCGCCCTCGGTTTTCTTCTCCTCTTCCCGGTACTGCCGAATCAAAACCCACTCGTGCCGCGGAGAGATCGCCCACTTTTCCTTGCGTTCGCCGTTGTCTTCGAAACGCCGGCGATCCACCGTCGTTACAGATTGATTTTCCACAATTTCCCCCGATTAGAAATGGTGGGGAGGGCGTTACTCCTCCCCCGTTCGCACGCAGGTAGGAACTGGTTAGCTCGTCACGGAAGGCACGGCCGCGTTCGAAATGAACACGCCAGCCTTCATGTTCGAGTTGAAGAGGTTCAAAAACGCGTTGTAGAAGAAAATCGAAGAGGTCAGGTAGCTGCCCTGGCCGACGTAGTCCGGGATCGGCATCGTGGTGACACCGTCTCCGAAATCGTACAGCGAAGGCTCGACCGTCTCGATGATCCCCCACGTCTCCGGGCAAATTGCATCCAGGCGTCCCGCCTTCGCGGTGTAGCTCACGTTCAGTGGGCGTCCACCGTAGGTCGGGGCCATGTGCTTTTTCACCATGTCCAGCGCTTTGTCGCCAGGCGGCACGTAGTTCTGCGTGAGGACGTTCGTGTAAAGCTGCGTCACGGCCAGTTCCTGGTCGGGTCCGCAAATCCACTCGAAGTCCGCGACAGCTTCGTTGTCCGCACCGAGGCCGCGGCCGATCAGAATCTCGGCCTTGTAAGCATCGGTCATGTTGATCGCCGCCGTGGCTTTGTTGATGTTCGGCGTCGAGAGTTGGCCCGGATAGGTGGACCGGGAAAGGTTCAGGATGGTGCCGGTATTCGAAGACACCTGGTAGGTGTAAACGCCGGCGAGCCCGGAGTTCAGTGCGCCGGTGCTGCCCTGAATCATGACGAAATCGCCGGTGGAAGTGCTCGTCGGCAGAGCCGTCGAGAAATACACCGTGTCGTTCGCGCCATCGACGTAGGACACCGTCGCGGTGGAAGGCGTGATGCGAGCCGAACCACCCTCGGTTGGGAAGAACTGAACAACTTGCTGTTCCTGGAACTGGTTTGCCTGGCCACCGAGGCCCACGATCGAGGACGGGTTGGCGCCGCCGAGCGTGTTGTTATTGATTGTCGCGGTGGAAGGGATCTGGAGGATGGCGCCGGAACCGTCACTCAGGAACTGAGCATCCAGCCCCTGCATGAATTGGTTGAAAGAATTCTTCAACTCTTCGGCACGCAGACTGATCAAGCTGCGCTTCGGGCCTTGCGTTGCAATCCGGGCGAGATACGTGATCTCGCATCCGGCAAACAAACCGATCGGCGAAAGATCTCCCGCAACCCACAAGGAGCCAGTCCCGCGTCCCAGGGCGTCACCGTTGCCGGTCGCCTGGAAAATGGCCGAACCAGACTGCATTCGGACAGGAATACGGAACGACGGACGCGACACGCCACCAGCTTGTGTGGTGACGGAGGTCGGATACGTCTTGCTCTTTTTCTTAATGAAGTTGTAGACCGTGTGGCCTTTGTAGACCAGGTCCGGGATTCCCTTCGCAAAATTCTCTAGCTCAACGGCCTCAACAGCCGCTTCTGCCAGTGGATTCGCTGCCATATTGGGAACCTCTGCATTAGCTCAACGATGGCCGCTCCCCGCGCGAGCATGTTGGCAACCTACGCGCATTCAAGCACGCAGATGTGTCGATCCCCCGATGTGCTTTGGAACAATGCAGAGTCGGCGTCTATTATTTTCCGGCTTGCGCGGAGCGTCTCTGTGTGTGGAGAAAGTACACCCGCAGCTTTACCGATGTCAAAGTGTTTTTTTGGAACTGGAGCTCCGGGTGGGATTTGAACCTCGCCAATTCTTGCGAATCGGCGCGCGGTAGCGACCCGCCCACGACCCCTCGGTTATTACCGAGTGCTCTCGCGGGGCCTGGTCTCCGTTGCAATCAACCGCAATTGACCGCATGTGATCAGACCCCGCGCCACTGAGCTACCGGAGCAAACCCGTTTTAGCCAGCGGTCTGCACGAAGTCGATTGCCGTCAGCGGAGGAGGAGCCGGCTCGGTCACTGTGATCGAGTGGCTGTTGCTGACAGTTCCGACCGCGGGGTCAGAAGACTGTGCACTGATAGAAAGCGTGAAACCCGTAACGGTGCTGCCGACAGGAGCAGTTACATCGCAAGAAAGTCCATCGGCGCTCGGCGAAAGAACGATGCTCGAGTCGTTCGCGGACCACTGCGGTACTGTTCCGGGCGCCTGGGCGCCGTTCGGGGGAGTGAGTTGCGCGGTGAAAGTTCCTGCCGCGCCACGAACGATTGAGAAATCCATACAGCCTCCAGCTTGAATGAAATCGATCTTTTTGAGAGCAATCCACCGAAGAAGACGCTTCACGTCGTCATGAACGCATTCTAGTTCGCGCTCAATTCGCTTCAGCCGTTCTTTTTCTTCGTGGTCGAAATGACAGAACACGCGGAAATCCTACAGGACAACATCGAAGGGCACAACAGAAAAAATGGAGCACGCGTGTTCTGACTCGATGGTCGAACCACCTAAGGAATCAAAGGGGCCACGTGCTCCATCCCGTATTCTCGGAGAGCCTGCCAGGGCCTCTCCTTTGTTGCGCCGTACTCTACCTTTCCACCTTTGCCCAGTCAAACTTAATCCGCTTGCCGTTCTTCAGGATCGCCTCGCCCGTTCCGCGGCCGATGTGATACATGGCCTCGGTCGTTTTGGTCCAGTCGATCTCATCAGGTCTCGGCAGCTTTGATACCAGGGTGACGCCAGCGGCTCCTTTACCTGCCCCTGCCGCCGCCCCAGTCCCGTTTGCCGCACCGTTGGCCCCCGCGGCCGCACCGTTGGCCTTACCTGCGCCGGCAGCCACCTTTGTGCCACCCCGGGTGTAATTGGGATACATAGCGTCCCGCAAGGCCCGGAAGTGCTGCGGCAAGAGTTCGGCGAATTTGGCGCTCACAAACCGTGCGGTGCGGCCAGCATCGCCTTTCGCCTTCAGGGCGTTGCCGGCACGTTGGAAGGCTTTGTCATCGCGCATCGTTTTCCAGATCCGCGAGTTTAGGGCGTTGATGAATTCACGTCGGCCTTCCGGCTTCAACTTGAGATCTTTGAAGAAAGGCTCGGCCAGGCGCGCGGTCGCCGTGTTGTTCAGTTTATTTACGTCGGCCGAAATCTGACCTTCGTAGATTTTCTGTTTCTCGGTCGCCACTTCCGCGCGGTCCCGGTTGAGTGCTTCGCGCTCTGGATCCACGGTCTTTCGCGTCGAGGCCTGTTTCTCTGCGAGTGACTTCGCATTGTTCAGCCACTTCCGAATGTCCTGGGTGAGATCCCAGGCTTCCTGGCCCTTGCCTTCTTTTATCAGCGCATCCAGCTTGTCCAGCGAAGAATACATGCCGGCTTTCTCGAGCCGCGGCACCATCGCCGGCAGCAGGACGTTGTCGAGCATCGCCGGCGACTTCTCCATGATTAGCGCCAGGCCGTTGGTGATGGAAGTGGCGAAGGCTTCGGGATTGGAAGTGTGGAGCTCCTGGAGCAAGGCAGGGTCGCCGTTTGCGAACTGTGTGGTCTCGCGACGGTAATCCTCGACCTCATTCTGGATTTCGGTGAGTCCTTCTTCACCACCGACCGCTTCAAGCGTCGCAGTCATCTGCCGCACTCTGTTTACGGCATCGCTGAGATTTGTTGCGCCGACTTCCTTGACGATCGCCTGGCCACGGCCGTGGTCGGCAAAGAGCCGCTTTGCAGCTTCGGGGTTTACTTTCTTAAATGCGGCCAGCGCCTCGCGCGTTTTCGCGTCGATCTTTCGGCCATCCGCAGTATCAAACTCGTCGGCTTCTGGTTCGGGCTCGCCTTCACCCGCACCGGCGCCTTCGTCGCCAATCTCCCCTGCACCTTCACCTTCGCCCTCGCCCTCGCCGGCGCCGGCAGCATCCCCGCCTTCGCCAGCACCCCCATCTTCTCCAGGCGCTCCAGCTCCTTCACCAGCGCCCTCACCTGCTCCAGCGCCCGGGTCATTTCCTGCTCCAGCATCGCCACCAGGTGTGCCATCTGCGACCGCCGTTCCTACTCCTGCCAATACGTCGTCCATCTCTTCCTCCCGATATTTGTCTTAGTGCTTTGGTGGACCGCCAGCGCCTTCCGGCACACTGCCCGGGATCGGTGCTGCGGGTGGTTTTGCAGCTTCACCGGCCGGAACAGGAGGCGGTGCTGCTGCCCCTGGGGAGGGAGAAATCCCGGCCTTCTGCAAAATCTGATCAGACGCGCCCTTGTCGAGCATGGCGACATCCTTGTATCCGATGCTGACGCTCGGCGGCTTGCCGGGCTGTCCAGCGGCCGCGGCCTTCGCCTGGGCTGCTGCGACGTGTGCATCGTAGTGGAGGCAGACGTTTTCGAATCCATCGGGATTCGATCGCTTCGCGCGCCGGCCTTCATCCGAATTGATGAACTGCCAGCAAGTCAACGCCTCGGTGTCGTTATCCTCACGCTGCGCGTCGATCGGCAGCGAAGTAGTTTCCTGGGGCATCGCCTGGATTTGCTGCTCGGCTTGCTGCAGTTCGGCCGGATCCACGCCGGCCGCCTTCATCTGCTCAACCTTCTGCGTGAGCATCTCTACCTGGGGATTCGGAACGGGCGTCGTTTTCAACATAACTTCGATTTCGCCAAGCTGCTTATTCCGTGAGGCCACCTGCGGGATGTAGAAATCAGACATCCCAAACATGTTCTGCAGAACTTCCAGGTTCGAAGCGTTGAAGAAGACCTCAAGCAGTTGTGGATTCTTCGAGGCGTCGTTGAAAATCTGCATCAGCGCGTTCTTCCGCTGAGTGTAGGTCTCCGGGAAGTTCTCGTCGCTCTCGGCAAAGACCATGATGTTGCTTTTCAGGTCGTTGATTTCGAGCGTGATTATTTCCCCACCAGGCACGCGTTCGTTGATCGACTTGTCGCGGCACTTGGCTGCCCATCGCACAAGCTGCTTCATCGATGTGGCTTCGGCGTTCTTCATCTGGTGCCAGGTCGGTGCTAGACGGCCGAGGGCGCTATCCCGTTGCGTAGCGATAGCGACCCCTGAATCGGCCGTTCCCACGTCTCCACCAGCGAGAGCAGGGTACGCACCACTGAGCAGTTCCGCCAAAGGCCCTGAATACTCTTTGATGAACTCGGCTAGATTGGCCGGTGGATTCACGGCCGGCTCGACGAAGATCAACTCGTTCACTGGCGTGCCGGGCTGCCGTTTGAAAGATCCGATATCGCCAGGCACGTTCGTCTGCTGCCGAATGGCGTCGACGGCGAAAACCTTCGAGTCCATCCACTTCTTCGGGATCGTGCGCACGAAGATATCGTTGATCAAATCGAGCCAGTTGTTCAGCCGCTTCTGGACCGGCAGCGTCGAAGTGCCCATCGCATTCCGGTTTTGTCCATCGCCAGAGTACGCCTGGCCCACTGCCCAGGAGTCGTCCATCGATTCGTTCCGCGCAAAGCAGAATGTCTCGCCGGCATAGCAGACAAAGCAGCCATTCGGAAACATCTCGATCAATTCGTCGCGCTTCGTTTCATCCGCGATTCCCATCAGCGCGCTCGGCCGTAGCCAAGCCCTCTTGACGGTGACGTCCGCAGCGATGGAATCGCTCGTCACATACGTCGACTGCATCCCGAGTTTTACGTTTTGCCGGGCAAGCCGCGCGATCTCTCCAGAAGCCGTCGCAGAGTTTGTCGCCGCTTTGATATCGTTCGCCACCCACGGGAACATGCCGCGCGCCCTGGATTCGTCGACCTCACACTCGTAAATCAGGACGTCGACTTCGTTCAGGTCATTTGCCATCATCGGCGATAGTTTCACTTCCAACTTGCCGTGCGCGGTCCGTATTTCCTGGCCGCGAGGCGTGCGCTTCACTGGTGTTTCTTCTTCTTCCTCTTCGACTCCTTCCTGCTCTCCTTCCCCTTCTGAGGGGCCAAAATCGGAAGTCTCTAGCGGTGGCTCGCCCGGGCGCTCCTGGCCTGGTGTCTCTTCCTGAGCAGTCTCAGCAGATTCCGGCGTCGCAGCAGCAGCAGCGCCTTCAATCGGCGTTGGCGAAGGACCTGGCTCATTTTCCGGGACCAAATCATCAGGCTCGTCGTCCTCTTCCCAACCAAATCTCTGACCGTCTTTCACGAAACGCGACCAGTACAGGAACCTTCCATCTGTCCAGAGATACCGCGAGGCGTCGGTTTGGATCTGAATCAGGTCGTTGTTCCTGGCGATCACCTTCACGAACTTCTCAGCGGATTCGGCCGCGGTGATCTGTGCATCGGAATCGGCGCGTTGTGGGGCGAATCGCACGTTGGGCACAGTCCGCGTTAAGGCCGCGATAATCATCTGTGCGCGTGCGGAGTAAATATTCGTTGGCAGTAGGGCGAGGTCCATCTGCATCGACGGTCCGTAGCCGCTCGACTCGCCAGGGATCACCCATCCACCGCCACGCTGCGGAATCAGGAACTGGAAGCCGCGGTAGAAGAGTGCCGCTTCCCAAGTCTGAATCACTTCAATCAGGCGCGCAGGATAGTCCCGCTTCTCGTGTTTCTTCACGAGTTCTTTCAGCAAGTTTTTCTGTTGGTCGTCGAGCTCTGCGTTCGGGACGGGCGACCACTCGAGGCCGGCGAGGACACCTATGCCGTACTTGGGCTCATCGTGATCGGTTGGGTCTCGGCCGTCTTTCTCTTCGGGCTCGGCCACAGCCGCTTCGGTTTTGAATGCCACAGAACCCCTCGACTAGGAAGCGTGATGGTGCCGTGCGCTTGCAAACGCCAGCGCCAGGCGTGCGCGCTTTCCTACCTTGCCACTCGAGTGCTTGTGCTCTTCGGCGAACTCGTGCGTACTCTTGCCGGCGCGCTTTGCCGCTGAACTAAACACGCCTTCGGTGCCGCGGTGCTTGATTCCGCTAGAAACTTTCTGCATCCATCGCCCTGCCATGATCGCCTCCTACTTCTTTCGATCGACATACTCGCAGCAGCCGCCTGGTTCGACGAGAACATCGCCGCTCGGTAGCCGCTCGCGTTCGGATTTCTCTTTCATGTCTTCCTGGCTGCAGCCATCGGTCGATGGGTTGAAGTACTCGCAGTTCGAACAGCGAAAGGCGCCACCTTCCGGGCCTTCATAACCCGTGCCCTTCTCGCCTTTGATGGCCGATTCGTTGAGTTCCATCACTCATCCAATCCGACGATTTTCGCCACCACTCGATTATCGGCCGCGCGCAAATGGATCTCGCCCTTCGGAATAAACCTATCGACGCGAACCGGCATTCCAGAGAGAAGCTGCTGGTGCTTGTTGATGGTCACGTCTTTCCTCGGAGGATCCGCCTTCGCGTAGAGCGTCTCGATTTTGCGGAGCATCTTTTCGCTGCAAGCAATATACGCGACGCCGTCCTTGGGATTTTTCTCGTTCCACTTCGTTGCGGCAAAGCTGGCCATCTGCGGAGAAATAAATGCACCGTTGGCGTTGACCTCGACGGCTTCGTTCTCGTTCATCGTCTTGCCTTTCGGAACGCTTGGGCCATCCGCGAGGAGCCCTTGCGTTGGTGAATCATCGAAGGATCGGCGTGGGCCTCCGCTTTATCTTTCTCCTTTTGAGCAGCGGTGAGCGGAGACGAACTGCTCATAAGGTAGCGGAACTGCCGATTGGTCCACGGCATGGAGTTAGGCGAGGCCGGGGATGCGGCCGCTGGCGCGCGATTCTTCCGCGGCTTCGGTTTCCGGGGTCTCGTAATCTTCGTGATCGGGCGATTCCTGGCCAGCAGCCATCGCCGCGCCCATGTGATCGTGCGCGGCGCCGGCGCTTTCGTGCTCGGAGTGGTGCATGTTCTGCCCCATGCCGCCGTGGTGCGAAGTCACGTGGTGTTTGCCCTCGTGTTCGGCGTGGAAAACATGCGTTGCCGGCCCGTGCTGTTCGACGTGTTCGGCGACTGGTGTTTCCGTGGGAGTTTGATGCGGACCCGGCATGTGCGGATGACTCTGCGGGATTGCTCCACCCTTCGTGGCGGCTGCCGGATCGCCACTCTCGGGCTTCTTCATCGGTGTTACCGTCGCTTTGCCCTTCCCTTCGGAAAGCTGGTCATGAAGGCTTGCGCGGCTCGCCGAGTGGTGCCTCGTCCCGTCCTTCGCGTGAACTGCCATCGGTTGCTCCCTCAGCAGGCATAGGCCGCGTGAATTTGTCACGCGCTGCCTTCTCCTGCGCTGCGATTTCTCTTGCAAGTACCCGCTGCCAGGGAGTGCCGGCGAAGACTGCTTCGGACGGCGATGGGGGCGGGGTCTTATCGGGCTCGAGTTCGATATTTTTCAGTGCTGGAATCACGAGAAGCTGCAACCGCTTGGCGTCTTCCCGCAATCTCTGGTTCTCTTCTATAACACGGAACAACTCTGCGGCGTGAGTCTTTTTCGTTTCAGCGAGTTCCCGCATAGCCTCGTACTGAATGGTTTGGTTCAGGGATTCGAGGCGCGCGAGTTCCTTCTCGTGTTTTTCCTGCGTCTCCAAACGGATGGCTTCGTGGCGTACCTCGCTCGCAAGATGCTCGCGCTCGAGCCAGTCGACGTGCCGATTACGAAAGAAATCTCTCAAGGACACGATTGACCTTCCTTTCGGTTTCCCTTTGATGCGCGAACACGGAAGCTGCAGTGCGACTGTTGAAATCCCCATATAGTTCAGGATAAAAATGGCCTGTCGTGTAGTGAAGGTATGTCAACCCATCCAAATTGGGAAAAAATGGAATTTCGACGAGCGTTCCGGCCCAATACCGTTTTGGCGGCAGAAAGATTTTGCGGAAGGGCCACACCTCGGACGGTAGAGCCGTGGCAGCGGCGACGCCCAACATCGCGCGTAGAAAACTACGTCTTTCCATTCGTTAACTCCTTCGGCTCACGAACGATCGTGAAATCCGCGGGGAGGTCTTTGTCGGTCGGCTTCACCCAGGTGTTGTGCTCCAGGCTCCACTCGAGGGCGTCGGCCACAATCGAGCAATCCATTTTGTCGGCGAGAGCGATCGCTTCGGCTACGACTTGCCGGTCGGGTCCGATCCGGGTTGGTTTCTGCTGGGCCATCAGTGCTTCACTCGATGCATCCACGAGGGCTGAATCACCTGCTTGGGGCCTCGGCGCCCGGCAGCCTGTTCGATGTTCCACTCTTTGTACGCGACAACCGAGCGGGTGAAATCATCTTTGATGCCGGCCAGTTTCTCGCGGAGCAGAACTTCCTTCGGCTTGTCGGTCGCGTCCAGTAGAACGCCGGCGACAGCATAGCGCATCGAGTCTCCGCAGTCATCGGTTAAACTCACGCCTTTCGGCTTTACCACGTCTTCCAAGGAGCAGGTTATCCCGTCGCCGCGGACAAGCAGCGGGATCGACTCGGCCAGGTTCTGGCACGTGCCCTCGAGCAGGAACCAGTCGTCCATCTCAAGCATCGAGTACATCTTGGTCCAGCCGGCAACGCGGTCTGTGTTCGATCGCGTGGGCCTGGGCAAGCCGGCCGCGGCCAGAATATCGCCGACCATATCGGAAACGCTGATTACGTTCCCGCTCTTGTCCTTCGTCGTCTTGTTGAAACGCTCCCAGGAGAAATGAATCGAATCGATGTCCCAGGCGTAGCCGGTCTCTTCGCGCGTCTCCGGGTCGTAAGTTCGCGGAATCGACAGAATCAACGCCTCGGTCTGTTCTTCCGGGGTCTTCTGCTCGAGGATGAGCTCCTGTAGCGTCACGTTTACCCACCGCGGTTTCTCGCCTTCAAACCGTGGCTTCAGGATCGCCTTTGTCCAGAAGCTGATCACTGCGAAGTGGCCGAAGCCATAGTCCCATCCAACCCACACGGGCTGCCAGGATTCAAACTTGAACGCCGACGCCGGCAAGACGTGGCGCCGTTCCTCGAAGTTGCCGAAATACTGGCCGCTGACCGTCTCGATATTTCCCCACCTGATTTTGTCGCGTAGAGGAGACTTCTCGAGCGAGGAAATGTACGCCTCATCGTTCTTAAGGATTTCGTTCTGATCGACGGTCGAATGAATGAACTGGTAGTCGTTCGGGTTGTACTTCTCCGGGTCCATCCCGTGAATCGGTTTCTTGTCGATCCACAGCTTCTTGATCCAGCCCCAACCGATACCCATCGGATTGGTGACGCCAGCCATGCACGGTCGCGCGCCAGGTATCGTGCAGCGGTTGCGTCCTTCCATCGCGTCATAAATCAAATAGGGGAACTCGCCCAACTCTTCGAAGCCGATGAACACGAACTCCGTCGACAGGTACTTGCCCACGTCTTCGATGCGTTCGCACGCACCGAAGTAGAGTTTGCTTTGCCGGCGTGTCACCGGGTCCGGTGGAAAATAGACGATGTGATCGCTCTTGTTAAAGGTGCCGCGAAGTTGGCTGCCACCCTCGTAAACATACTTCGGAATGTCCGCTTCGAACTTGTCGATTACTGTGCGCTTCAGATCGGGCATCGTCTTGCGAAGGATGATCGAGTTCGAGCCCGGGTACTCCATGCAGTGGAGCACGGCCTCCATCAAGAGTGGCCGCGACTTGCCGGATCCAAAGCCGCCGACGTGAAGGCGGTGCTTCGCCGGCATCGAGTGAAAGAGTCTTTGGTGTTCCCAGGGCTGATAAAAATCGGAGATTCGAATCGGTCTACCGGGAATGTATTGAGCGGCTGTGGCCACGGAGGAAGGTTAACACGTTCGGTACTCAGGGGAGCCGCAGCGTTTCGGGTGTGGACTCAGCGTGTTACTCGGCTCATCGCCGCCTCGCCTTTTCTCTCGCCCTTGTCGCTACGCTGGCCAGATGCTCCCCCTTTCCCATTGGCGTTTAGGGTAAGTCGAAGATCTTTGTGCGCCAGAAGCTGCCCTCCCTCCCAGGAAAGCAGCCCCCGGTCCATCCAGCACTCTAGGGAATCTACTTGGCGCCGCGAATCTCGTCAAGAGTCATGCCGCAGGCCAAGCACAAGATTTCTTGTTTTAGCTTCGTCGTGTGGTGAAACGCTTTCGATGGATCCGGGAGTTCCGTGTTCGGAATCTGCCTCTCGAGCACGCTGATTCGATGGCCAGCACTTCGGCAGACCTGCCTTTCGACATTCGCCATCGAGAGTGGCTCCTGCGTCGCCGTCGTGAGGATTAGATTGCTGACCACGCGCTCGTTCTCTGGTTGAAGTGCTGGCGTCGCCCTATCCGGTGGATATCGCAGATCATGGATCTGATCGCTGTGGTCGTTCACTTTCCGCGATAGGTCTAGGAGATTGTCCTTCTGCTTCTCCAACAGAATGAAGACCTGTTTGAGTCCCGCTATCTCCTTCGATTTGGTGGCCATCTTTCTCTTCTTTCTGCTCGACCGCAATGTAGTTAAACGCGTTCGGAGCGACCTGCACTTCACGGAACTCGACGCCTGGAAATCCTTTTTCGAGGGCCTCAATCATCGTATCGCACGCCTCGCGGATGTTTTCGAGCGTGTATCCCTTGCCCGGTGCCGCACGGTGACGCTTCGTTTTGACGTCGGCTCCGATGATCAGCTTTATGTCGATGTGCCGATAGAGCAGCCCTTCCGTATTTGCAAAGCGAAGTCGTGGCTTCCAGTTGCGTTTCCTGCCGTGCATCACTCCTCCCGACGAATCGGCCGCTTCAATCCGAGGCGCAGGAGTTCATCCAGCTTGGCCGTCTCAATTGTTCGGTTGTTTGTGTTGAACACGTGAATAAGCTGATCCCGGAACCAGGCGATGTCGTGGGTGTAGCAGATGAGGACCTTCGAATCCTGGCTGGCCAGCGGCTGGCCCTTCCGGATCCGGTCGAGGTTATCGATGCTCAGGATCAGGACGTGCTTCTCGTCTGGAGTAGTGAAGTAGATCACGACTGGATAACCTCCACGTCCACGCGCTCGTAGGTCTTGGCGAAGATATCCGGCTTGCACGGGTATATTTCGCCGGCAACACCCGTGATCACCCAGTCGCCTGGGCAAACTATGTGGCCGCCTTCTTTCGTGTCGATCCATCCGTGATCGTGCATCCTTTGATCGCAATGTTTGCAGCGAACTTCACCAGAGACATCAGGCCGACGGAAATAGCGGACCACGTCGCCTTCCCAGTTGAGCGCCTTGCGGTACTCCGCCGTGATCTCTTGGTCGGAAATGGCGTCCCTGCGAGGACGGACGTAGTCGAGCGGGTGATCGCCATTCTTGAACCACTGCGCGGCTTCAATGACAACGGGAAGCTTGCGGTACTTCCTGAGCAGCTTAACTGTTGGGTGATTCTCTGGATTCACTTGCGTACCTCCATCAGGATCGCGATGATCGTAATGATCAAGGAGATCACCAGAAAGAGCATCAGAAGTGCGTTCTGCTTCTTACTCATCGCTGGATCTCTAATCCGAGATTCCCAACGATGCCCTGTGTGCGCGTCAGGAATTCGTGGAAAGTTTGCTTCCCTTTCATCGAATTGCAGATCTTACAGCAAGCAATTGTGTTGTGCGCGTCGTAGCGAGGTTCGTTGTTCATGCGATCAACTCCTCCACGCGCTGGCTCACCGCAGAAAAAACACGGCGCGCCCCACAACCACACAACGAAATCCTCAAAAGAAAGATTCCACGCGATGTTGCGTTTAAGGGCATTGCCTTTCAGCTCGGAGTAGCGACGGTATGGAGATTCCCTGCGAAGCTTTTTCTGTTGCTCTGAATGGCAAGACCTACACCATCGATGCCGACCCCGAGGACGTCCATTGTCCACAAAGAACATTTCAGGATCGAGATCGGCCTTGCACAAGCTACAGATCATTCTCCACCGCACGCTATCGATGCATTAGCCGTGAATGTCGCTTCACGGATCTTCCGCACGGCGGCCGTCTGATCAGCGCTCGGTGGTGTGTTCTCGACGACGACCTCGGCGAAATGCTTCGCTGCCTCGCGGATCGCCTGGTACTTCGGCAGCTGCTCCGGCGTCGGGCTGTGGTAAGAAAACCAGTTCTCCAGATTTGCTTTCGTGATCATGCTTTTCTCCTTTTATCCCAGCCCCGTGTTTCATCCCGTACCACCTTCGGTTTCACTTGCAGAATTGGGGTTTTCTCTCCCCACCGAATCGGACACGGGGCCGAGATCTCTATGCCGCCAGCTTCGTTTCGTTCGCGGTGCGAATGAAAGCTTCCTCGTCCGTCTCGAGCCACATCTTCTGGCTCACCGCGATGTCATCAGCTGGCAGCGATTCGTTTGGATGGATACAGAAGAGCGACGTGGCTTTCTTCGTCGCCGGATCCAGGCGCTCAACCTTGCGCCCGGGCTTAATGCGGTAAAGTCTTCCGCTCGAGGTCTCGAGATCGAAGAAGTGTTCTCGCTTGAGCTGCTCGCGCTGTTCGTCGTTCAGTGTCGCCTCGAGGAGCTCACGGGCGCGTGCCGAGATCTTCTTCTGTTGTTCGTCCCACTCAGCCTGTCTCTTGAGTCGCGCCACCATCTCTTCTTCGGTTTCTGGAGTCTGCGGCCAGTCACCGTAGTAGACCACGTTCCCTGTGGTATACGTTTGCGTGATGGGAACTGCGTACACAGTCGCAGTGTTCAGTGTCCCGTAGACCTGCTGGTAGCTGACATAGCTGTTTACGGTGGCGCTCGTGATCGGCGTTTGAGCGTAGCCGTAGAGAGCGTTGACGTTGGGGTTGTACCAGACGTTCGGAGTGTAATTACTGGCGACGGCTGAAGTTCCGTACGGATTATAGATTCCCGCTGGGCTGTAGGGCATCGTTCACTTTCTGAGTGGCGGCCACGCGTCTGGATCTGTGGGGACATACATCCAGCGCGCAACGATCACAGTCTTGCCGTCCTGAGTTCCGATTGTCTCGACGCCCCGGTAGTACACACGGCGAGCGCTTGGCAGCGATTCCATCTCGACTTCATCGGAATAGATGTGAAAGCCGGACTGATACTTCGAGCGCCAGTCGCCGATCTTTTTGCTCTCGGCTTTGATCCACTGATCCATGGGCACGTCCAGCTTGCCGTCAATGCCGACATTCTGGAAATGCAACTCGCCACCCCAGCCGTTGAACTGTTTCCAACCACACATGATCAGCTCTTCGCAGTCGGGATCTTTGTTAGTGATTTTATCGAGACGCATCGGCGGGGCTATCCTCCGACCATCGGCGGCACGAAGATGATCCGCTCTTCCATGGGATCGAACTCCGCGAGACTTTGCCCTTTCGAGTTCCGCTTGTCAACGGCAAAAGCGGCGTAGCCTTTCTTCTGCATCTCGCGAAACTTCGCGCGAGCTTCTTCGACCTGACGTGGATTTTCCGGATCCCACTGGATGCGCGTGTCACCCGTGTGATCGAGTGTGCTGAGTGTGCCCATCTTTCCTCCCCGATTTAGTTGCGTTGCTCTGACGTCTGATCAGCCTCACCGCTCTGCAGCCGCTGGAGCAATTCTGTCAACGTCTTGATCATGTCCTGTCGATCAGAGTTCGAGATGTATGTGAACTCCGGGCCCTCGAACGAGAACAGACATAACATGAATCCGTTTGCCTTGAGCTCGCGGCCTTTGTTGATCACGCTGCCGATGACATTTCCGATTGATCGTGCCTGGTGCTCGAGGTCACGCATCTTGTCTGGATCTATCGGTCTCACTTCGCCCACCTCAAGAAGCTCTTCCATTGCCGCAGGATCGCTTCAAAGTCGTTCGCCATCCACTCACCGATCCCCGGCACCTCGAGATACCACGACAGATGCCACTTATAGATCCGAGCCTTCTTCACTTCTTGCCTTTCAGCTCTCGACGAAACTTGCAGATCTGGCAGTCGGGTCTGTCACAGGAATGGACTTCATTCCCCAGTGCTCGAGCGAGAGATAATCCACTCGCGAGTTGGGCCCGGGAAGATTCTGGAGCCACGCGAGGAATATCGCCTGAAGCTGTGGCTTTGTCAGGAACGGATGCAGAGGCCGCTCTTCGAGGCACAGCATTTCCTCTGCGCGGCCGACTACGCCGTTCACGACGAGCAGGGTCTCCCATCCGTACGGAGTGCGCCGCACGATTGTCTGCACGCTTACCATTTCTCACCTTCGCTTCCCGGGCCGGGGAAGATATTTGTCTCTGGCACTGAGAGCGGATCCACTCAGCAAGCTTCATGTCATCTTGATCAGCCGCTCGTTTCCATTTTTCGTAAACATCGTCGTCCAGCTTCAAGAGATAGGTTTTCAAGTGATCAATCCTGAACTTTCTCCTCGGGGTCATCTGACCTGCGGTGTACTTAATTTTATTCGCCCTCGGCTTGTATTCCCTGATCAACCGCTTCTCGAGATCAATTGCCTCCTGTCGATTTGTGCACCAGTTCAGTTCAAGGACTTCGATATTTTTCTGATTTTCTTCAAACGTCTCATGCTTCCTGAATCGCTGCATTCCGATAAACGATCTGCCGACGTAGATGCAAGTACCTCTCTTGGACCACGCAACATAAACCAAGCAACTGTCAGCGGTGGCCGGATCTCGCATCGGGCTCATCTTAAAGGACAGTATATATAGTGGTCAAGAGTATATATTCACGAATGGCGTGGACAGAGATCTTTGTTCTCACCAATCGGCTTCGCGCAGCTGGCGCAGATCGGCGCGTCGCAGGTGATCACACGGCCGTCGAGCGTGCGGCCCAGCTCGTAATCGCATTCTCGCGTAGCTTGCAGATGGCAGAACGCACACTTCTTCCCACGGCGTTTCGCAAAACGCACGATGGCCACGCTGCCATCCGGGAACTTGATGTGCTCGCAGGGACTCATCGGTGCTCGAAACTATCTTCTTCTCCGCACATCGAGTGCAGGACATCGACATCAAAGTGTGGCCCGAAGATCGCGCGGCCTCGATACGTGAACCACTCACGCGTGCGGTGCTCCATGCTGGTGATCGCGCACTTGAAAGCGGTGCGGACGACTTCGCTCTTTGTCATCATCGGAGAAAGCAGCCAGCGCCTGGTAAACTGCGCTTCCGGCTTCAACGTCCTCGTATCCGCTTCGATGTAGACCGCGTGCAGGTACATCTCTCCGCGTCCATCGACTTCAGCGGTGAACTTGTACTCGTGGAAGCTGCACTCCTTCACGATGGCGCGGATCTGTTCGATGTTCACGGCTTCTCCTCCCCCTGTGCTCGGGCCGCGTCAACTCCGCGATTGTAGGCGCGTAGCAGACCATTCACGATTGCGTTGTGCCAATCAACGGGCGCATGCGCCCGGGCAAAGCGAATCACATCCAACGCTGCGGGTGTCCACCAATTCTCACCCGCTGGTGGCTCCCCGCTCCCCTGCACGCTGGCTGGCCGCTCGGCCGGCTTCTCCGCGAGTGCGGCTTCAATCCGGTCAGCGATATGATTAAACCCATCCCGCACTGGGCCAGTAATATCGGCTCGCCCCCATATCTTCATTTCACGCAGGTCCTTCACAATTTCCCGCAGTTCCTTTTCCATATACGCCCCCTCCGCCGCTCAGTCCGCATCAATCGCGTGCTCGCACACCCACTAACTCCCCGGCTCATCTGTCACCACCTGCCAGTAATATTTGCTCTGGCAGCCTTCGACCTCCGCTGGCACTTCGGTGACAGGCGGTAGGTAGACCTCGATTTCCTTGCCGCCCCGCAGCGTATACAGAATCCAACTTCAAACTTGTGCTCTGGCCAGCGCAGATATTTGCCAACTCGCTCCGCGCCTTCCGTTACTTGGGATTCGTACAAATAAACTACCCGGCACACCGCGTCACCCTTTCCGCGCCTCGGCCTACGCTCCCGCCAGATACGTTAGAAACAGATCGTAGTCCTCAGGCGTGCCGAAGCTGCTGGCGACAGTGATTGGCCATGAGGGATACGCCACCTTCACCCTCGGATCAGCTTCCAGCTTCCCGACCAGTAGCCGCTTGCACGCGGGATTCTCGCAGCGGTATACGTCCTTCTCCCATGTTCCGTGATTCACTTGCTTGACTACGTGGATGTGATTGCATTCCATCGCTCACGCTCCTGTCACGCTATCTAACTTTAAGATGATCCACGCCACGCCTGCGACGACAGCCAGAATCCCCGCTCCCCACAGGCCGTAGTAAAAAACATCCCACCATTCCCACCAGCCCATCACGCGCCTCCTGCCTTGCTCAAATTTTGTCCCATATCTTTGCGAGAGATTTCTTCTGGTCCTCTGAAAGGTAACGCTTCCGCGTCCATTGCTCTGAAATACTCGGGATGAAGTTCTTCTCCCACGGAGTTAGGCGCCGATCATCTATTTCGACGAGCGACTCCAGTTCGGGGAGCATATAGTCGATTGCTTTGTCGGTGAGCTCGTGGAGTTCCATGATCACCTCATCACTACAGCCATGAACAGAACGCCGGTGGCGAATCCAATGCAGGCGCCGAGCACGAGGCCGATGGCGAGTCTGTCCCACTTGCCCGTTCTCATTTTGAATGCGGTCACGGTATACATCCTCTCCTGTGGGGGCACAGTATATACTCTTCTAATCCTTCGGGCGAGGATCAATCGGAGGCGCCGTACCGTTCCCACCAGCCACAACGGCACGCGCCGGCGTCACGTTTATCACGCTGCGGTCGGGCCGCGGCACATCGATCAGGATCACCTTCATCCCGCTCGCGGCCTTCTCTTCCTCGACCTGGTTCACTTTGCCTTCCACGCGGTTGAAGATTTCCTGCACCAGTGTGTCGCTCTTCGTGATCGCGCGCTTCACGGCAGCCTCAATCAAAACCTTCAAATAGGTGCGCTTTTCCGGGTCATTCGGTACTTTGCCGTTCAGGAATTCTTCGAGCGGGTCGCTAATCTTGCGCGGTCGCCCGGTCGGATTTCCGCTTTGACCCGGCTTCCACTGGTTCGCCAGGAACTCCGGGTGGAACTTCCCCGTGGGGCCTGTTTTCTCGCTTGTTACCACGGGCGGCGCTGTTTTTGGCCCTGTCGTAGCTTGAGCGGGGCTTTCCGGGGCGCCCTTGGGGTGTGGGACCAGGGGTTTCGGGGTTCGAGGCTTGCGCGGCTTGCGCGGCTTGGAGCGTTTCTTGGGCATGTTTCACCAGTTTAGGGCTGAGGCCCATTTCCGAAAGTCTTTCGAGAGTTACGGCGACATACTTCGGCTCGATCTCTAGGCCGAAGCAGGTGCGCTGCAGAGAATGGGCTGCGACCATCGTAGTGCCGGCACCGAGAAAGGGATCGCAAACGAGATCACCAGGCGCCGAAGAGTTCTTTAGCGCGCGAGCGACGAGTTCCAGGGGTTTGATTGTGGGATGTTGCTCCGATACGCGCGGCCGCGGGATCTCCCAAACATCGTCGAGGTTGCGGAGTCCGCAAAACGTGCTCTTCCCCTGCTTGTGCCACCCGTACCACAGCGGCTCGTACCGTCTGTGATATTTGCTGCGGCCGAGCACGAAAATATCTTTCACCCAAATTACCGTGGCCGACCAGTGGTATCCGTTCGAGCGAAGGCCGCTGTCGAGCGTGGGCCATTCGCTGGCGCCGAGCACGCAGTACACATCGCCCTTGTTGAACTTCGCCATGTTCTGAGCGAAGGCATCGATGAAGTTCCGAAAATCCTCTGGCGACATCGAATCGTTCTGCAGCCCTGGGCGTTGCCGGTGCCGCGGGTTGCTATCGAGCCCGATGCCCACGTTCCAGGGAGGGTCCGTGAAGCACATCTCGGATTTCCGCTCGCCGAAGACTAGCTTCCAATCATCGTACTTCGTGGAATCACCACAGAAAATCGTGTGCCCTGGTGGGATACACCAAAGCTGGCCCGGCGCCGTTTTCCATTTGACCTTTAGCGCGTCAGCCTCGTCCATCCGCGCGTCGGGTCCCTCGAGCGGTTTCTCTTCGCCAATTAACTTCCGCAGTTCCGCTTCGCTCCAGAACGCCGGCAGGTTCACGTCGAGAGATTTCAGTATGTCGATATCCCAGTCGAGGCCGACTTCCGCGGAGCGATTGTCTGCGATCGCCAACTCGCGTGCTTCCTTCGAATTGATATCGAGGTCGGTGCGCTGAACGACGACGAGTTTCGTTCCATCGCTTTGTACGACCTGGATTTCGCGCTCGCCGGCCGCAGTCACGGTCTTGTTGCCGGCGATGATGTGGCCGTTCCGGTCCGCAAGCACCGACCGGCCGGCGCCATACTTGGCCAGGGATTCGGCCACCATCTTTCGGCCTCGGTCTGTTCCGCGGTTTGCGTTTGTTCGGTCTGGTTTTAAATCGGAGATCTTCTCAAGCGATTTCTGCTTCTTCATATTCCCCCGATGTTGCGCTGGCTAACTTACCACGGATCAGAAGATCCTCGTTGAAAACAACGAGTAGAGCGTACCCCAAAGTTTCTCGACGCGCTCAACCGTTTTCTTTTGCAGTTCCCGACAGTGGTAGCAAAGGAAACAATCCAGTTTGCCGCAACCGATGCAGCGCTGCTGCGTGGCGAAGCTTCCCTTCATGCGAACTCCAATCCTTTTTGCTTCAGGCGGCGGAGGGCCATCTTGATGTATTCCTCGTTAAGTTCGATCCCGATAGCTTTACAGGCATTTGCTTCAGCGACCATCGCCGTTGTTCCAGAGCCGAGGAAAGGATCGAGCACCGTCCCTCCTGCAGGGCAGCCGGCAAGGATGCACGTCTTAATAAGTTCTCCTGGGAACGTGGCGAAGTGCCACACCGGCCGGAAGGATAGCGTCTCTGTCCGCGCGAACACGAGCAGCAGACCGTTATCGTGCAGCGCCAGGCGTCGCGCCCACTTCTCGACCTCTGGCCCATAAGGTGGATTGCAGAACACGCAGCCTTCCCAGGGCAGCAGAAGGCCGTTCTGTTCCGGCAGCTTGTACATCGTGAAGGCCGTGGACCAGGGCTGTTTCTCATAGGCGCATGGGTCCAAATCAAAAGGGCCGGCTGCTTGGATTAGTTCGGGTGGAGTAAGCCAGTGATCGGTGAGATTTTCGCCAGAAACTTCGTAGGCAAAGGCTTCAGCCATTTCGTTTTGCTTTCCGTTTCCGCGATCGTTTGATAATCACGATGCGCTCGAGCCCCAGGTATTTCAGAAATTCTTTCGAAGGCGTGCGTTCATCATTCAGGTAGTTATAGATGGTCTGCCGCGCAACGTTCAGGGCTGAAGCCACAGCCCGGGCTCCACCGCGTTTGTTAACTTCCCTTGCAATAGTAACCGGCATGTCCCGAAGGGTACTACTGAGGGCACAAGCCTGTCAACACTATGGTTGACAACGTTCGCCTTTGGAGCGAAAGTAGGGATAGTAGGACGGGCACGGTGGCCAGCCAAGGCACAGTAGCCCACGGAGCATACCGATGGAAATCTTCAAAGCAAACCAGCAGTGGGCATCACGGCCAGCCGACGAACGCTTCCCTTCCCTAGACGCACTTTACAAAGCGACGAAAGCCTACGCATCCACCGCCGTCGAGGCGCACGTAGACTTTTCCACGCTGCGCGCCGAAGCCAAGGATGGCGAAGTGGTCCTGGTAGGGAAGGAAAACCAACCGGCGAAGCTAACGAACTGGTCTTTCGGCCAGCTTGCGGCTCGCGCCGGCGCCCCCGCAAACTACCTTTCCACGCTGCCGGCAACCCTGGCCGTACAGAATCTCAATCACGGGCTGAAGGCGCGCGCCACGGAAGGCCAAGGGGCAGACGGCGCGAACCTGCTTCTTCATCGCAACGGCGGGATGCTTTGCCGGGCGATCACCACGCAGCAGTACGAACGGATCTGGAACTGGGAAGTCGCCGAGCGGCTCTTGGAACTAGAATCCCAGGGATGGGAGCCGGCGCGGCCCGATTTCAATCTGCGCGGCGATGACTTCCCTTCCTTGTACGCCAGCGACCACGACATGTTCGCATTCATCCGCCTGGGCAACCAGACGGTCCAGCAACCCACCGACGCCGGCCGCGGCCTTCCCCCGATGTACAAGGGCCTGATTTACTGGAATGGCGAAGTTGGCGAGCGGAAAATCGGCGCGATGAAGTTTCTTTACAACAGCATGTGCGGCAACCACATCATTTGGGGCGCCAGCGAGGTGGTTGAGTTTTCCGCGCGGCACGTCGGGAACGTAGCGAACAAACTCCGCGACTTCGAAATCGAAATCAAGAAGTACGCGAATGAATCCACCAGCGACGTCGAGGCGATGATCACCAAGGCCCACCGCCAGGTGATCGCCTCCACGAAGGAAGAAGTTCTCGACTTCCTTTTCGGGAAGCGCACGGTTGGCCTCACGCGCAAGACCCTCGAGGCTGCCTACGACGCGGTTATCCCCGAACAGGACGGCGATCCCAAGACGGTGTGGGGCATGGTCCAGGGCCTCACGCGCCATAGCCAAACGGTGCCTTACGCGGACAAACGCCAGGACCTCGACAAGGCCAGCGCGCGAATCATGCGAATCGCCTTCTAGCCCGAAACCCGGGGAGTTCCCCCGGGTCGCACCGTTACGCGGTGCCTGACGATGGGCGTCAGATCCAACAGAAAGGAAATTTGTGAGCCACGAAACGCAAATCGAGCTCTCTTGTGTCGAGCAGTACCTGCGCGAAGAAGCAGCACGGCGCGCGGAGCTATTCGCCTGGATGGCCGAAATCTTCGAGGAGGCATTCGAATGTACCGCAGGAAATTGCTGTCCGAGAACGACCTGGTGGACCGCGCCGAGGCCCGGAAGTGGCGCAACAGCTATTGGACGGACGCCTATCGAGCGAAGCGTCGAATCGAAGGCATCTGGATCTCCGTATTCCTTTTGCTCTTCGCTCTTTTCGGTGGCGTGCTCATCGGCGTTTTGATGATCGCCAAGTACGGGCGCCCATGAGAAAAAATCCACTAGCCGAAGCAGCCGTTGAGGCTATCGAGCTAAGGAAGTTCGACGAAGACCGCACTTTCGATTTGCCGGATTTGCCGGTGAAGAAAAAGAAGAAAAACAAGTCGAAGCCAGTCCAGCGATCGCTTGGGCTGCTGCGGGATAACGGTTGGACGGTCACGATCGTTGAAAAGTACATGAAACACCCCGGCATGCCGTTCGGGAAACGCATTGACGTTTTCGGATTTGGAGACCTGCTTGCCATCCGGCGCCGGATGAAGGGTCGTGACGGAAAAACGATTCACCCGGCTGCGATCGCTCTCGTCCAGTGCTGCGCGGACGGGGATTTCGCAAAACACAAAGACAAAATCCTGGCGATTCCAGAGTTCTACGAATGGAAGGCTTGCGGGGGAACGGTGTTCCTGCAGGGCTGGTCGCTCAAAGGCCCCCGGGGCCAAAAGAAAGACTGGACTATGCGCGAGGAGGAATTGTAGTCATGCGCGAACTCAACCTGCGCGGTAGGCAAGTTTTGGCTGCGATGGTCATGGGACCAGTGATCGCAGTGCTGCTGATTAAGTTGATGGTTTGGTGGTTCAAACTCTAAAGGAGAAAGCGAATGGCGAACGGTGAAATTATCAAAGTGAAAGATGGCACCACGGTCGAGATCATCCAGGCGAAGCCTTTCAACCTGGCCCTCGCAAAACTTGAGGACCAGGAGGATGCCCTCGAAGCGTTGAAGGCGAAGGCGCAAGCCCTAAAAGTCTTCGACAAGGCCAGCTTCGAAAAAGCCGATGAATTGCTGAAGCAGACAAAGCGCGAAACGAATGATGCCGAAGAGACGATGGACCCCTTTCGCACGATGCTCAACCGGGCAAAAGATTTCGTTCTAGTGCGGCAGCGTCGCGTAACGAACGCCGCCGAAATAGTCCGCGGAATACTGAACGCCAAGATGGTGGAGTATTCCCAAAAGGTTGAACGCGAACGCAAGGCCGAAGAAGAACGCCAGCAAAAACTGAAGCAGGCCCAACTCGAACGCGAGGCCGAAGAGAAACGGCGCGCGGACGCCGAAGCCGCAAAGGCCCTGAAAGAACGGCGCGTGAGCGAGATCCGCGAGGACCTCCGCAACGGCAAGATCACCAAGCGACAAGCCGAGAAGTTGCTGCGCGAAGCCGGCGCCGAAGAAGAAGCCGCAAAGGCTAAGGCAGCCGCCGATGCCGACGACCTGAAGAACAAGGCCCCCGAGATCGCGCAAAAGACCACCGTCAAATCCGAAGTGCCCCGCGGTGGCCGCACGAATCGGACGTTCAAAGTCGTGCGCCCCCAGGAAGTAAAGCTGAAGTACCTCAAGCCCGACGACGTCGCCATCGGTGAAGTTGTCCGCAATCGCGACCTCACGATCGAGCAGGTGATCGCCGAAGTCGGTGGCATCGAAGTTTCCGAAGACAAAAAGTTCTAAGAGTTTTCGCAGCTTGCGAGTCGCTGCGGAAAAGCCCGGGAGGACTAGGCGGGGACCAGGACCTCCCGGGAGTCTAAAAGGAGGGTTGATGGAAAGACACGCGAATTTCGATGTGGTGATCGACAGTCCATACCGCCTAGTGATTCGGGACCTCGGTCCGTGGCACAAATATCCGACCGTTACGAACGACGCAGAGTGGGTGGTAGAACAACTGGCCGCACGCCTGGATGGTCGCGTGCTTCTCTATTTTGATTCCGATGGCGACCTGGGCCGGCTCATCGTGAAGGATGGCAAGTTTGCCGCTTTCGCGCCCTGGACAGCCGACCTATGAGGTTAATAGACCGGCTCCGCAAGGAAGGATTTGAGGTCGTCGCGTTCGATGCGTATCACCACCGGGTGAACGGCGAATTCGATTTCTGGCTGAACGACCACGGCAACCCATACCAGTGGCACCACCGGCCTTCCGGTCGCCGTGGCGCCGTTCGCCGCGACTGCCTGGTGAAACAAATCAACACTTTCCTAAAAGAAGAATTGCCCCAGGTTTCGAAGGAAGAATTTGTTCGACGGTTGGTGGAAATCGGATGGTCGGCAAAGGAGGCCGATAAAGAATGGAACGACAGAAACTCAACAGCAAAATCCTAGCGTCGGTCGGGTACGACCCGATCACGCGAGATCTCGAGGTGGAGTTCCGCGCCCGGAAAGATGAGGACAAAAGGCGGGTGTATAGGTATCATGCCGTTCCCGCAGAAAGATACGCAGAAATGATGGCCGCCGAATCCTTCGGTAGCTTCTTTCTGGACCGGATCAAACCCAACTATGACTGCACACGAATCGAGGAGAAAGATGCAAAAAAAGAAGAAGGCTCACCGACCCCACCGACCGCAGCGTAGGCCGGCACCGAGGCACAGGCCACGGCCGAAGCCGTCGCCGGCACCAGTTACCACGGCGATCGTGCGGCATCCCACCCAGGAACGCACGCTTCGGCCGGCAGAGATCGACCTCCTCAAAAAGACGGTGGCTAAGAATTGCACCGACGAGGAGTTTTCGCTCTTCATGCTCGTTTGCAAAAAGAAGAAACTCGACCCCTTCACCAAGCAGGTGTACTGCATCAAGTGGCCGCGGCGAGGCCAGCCCGACGAAATGGTGATCATCGTCGGAATCGGTGGCTATCGTTCGATGGCCGCACGCAGCCACAAGAAAGACTTCGGCGGCACCAGCGAGCCCAAGTGGACCTTCAACGATAAGGAGCTCGGCGAGAATGGCAAGACGCCGGCGAAGCGGAAGATCCCGGACACAGCGACGGTGGAGGCATTTCGCCGAAGCGGGTCCAAAGGAGCGGCAACTGTTTTTTGGGAAGAGTTCGCTCCCGTCGATTTGAAGGCTACCCGCTCAGACTTCTGGAATCGAATGCCGAAACACATGCTGGCGAAATGCGCCGAAGCCCATGCCATCCGCAAAGTCTTTCCAGACCTCTCGGATATTTACAGCGAAGAAGAAATGAGCCAGCGGCTCTCCGATCTCACGCCCGGTGGCCGGCAGATATCCCACGATGGCGTGGCCCCTTCCGGGAAGGTACTGGATACCGGCTACGGGGCTGCCAAAGCCGCCCAACAGGCCGTCCTGGACGAGAAACTGGGCAAAGCAGCCCTAGACCACGGGCATCCCCCGGGCTCCAGGGGCGCCCAACACGCCGAAGCAGCCATACAACGCGCCGAAGAGGCCGATGAGCGCCTAGCGGCCGCCAGGAACATAACCCCGGGCAAACGTGGGGTCTCCCCGGCCGCGGAACGGCCGAAACCCAAGCCCCCGGAGGCCGGCGCCACCGTCCACATCGGCACAATTCACCGGGTGGTTCAGGGGATGACCAAAGACCGCCACGTTCCCTACGTTTCAATTCGCCTGAACGGCGTGTGGCACAACTGCTGGTCTAAGACGCTGCAGAAGTTCTTCCCGAACGAGGTGGACTTGGTATCCACGGTCGCCGAGCTCTGGATTGACGGGCAGCAAAACATCGTGGGCATCAAGCGCCTGGGCAACCTGCACTTCGAGGAAGACGGCCGCACGCCGCGCCGGCGCGAGCCAGGCGAGGATGAGTGAACGATCTCACCAAAGAGCAGAAGGAATTCTTCAAAAGCCTCGCCGAACGTCGCAAAGCCAGAGGCATGGTCCGCGGAGTTTTGTCGGTGAAAATGGACAGCACGGCGATCGAGGGATTCCTAGTCCTATGGGATAGTTGGGTGGCCGCTTTCGGCCTGGAAGATGCCACCGACTATCTCATGGAGGCCATGTGCGAAGAGCACCACCTGCTTCGCCGGCGCCTCGAGTACAAAGTAGAAGCCAACCGAAGAGGGGAACGTGGACGGTGATCGAGAATCACAAAGACAAAGTGGCCACCAAACTCGCGCGAAAGGCCGGCGAGATTCGTGCCCCAAGTTGGATTTCCATCGCCGGCCACGTGTATCTCGTAGGCGAGGACCGCGGTGAGCTACGCGAGAAGGTCTATCTGGCCGCGCGGTACATCTGCGCCCTCTGTAAAAAGTTCTGCCCGGCCTGGGATGGCGATCTAGAGCACATCCGCAGCGGTCGGCCACTCGTGCGCTGCGATTGTTTCGGCCGGCGCCTGGCCGATGGCACGATTTGCACGAACGTCCAGTGGGCGCACGGGATGCGTTCGATTCACCCGTGCCACCGGAACAAGCACAACCGCGAGATTGGAGGCCGCCGTGGAACTCACGATCGAGAAGCTATCTGACCCCACCGCACGTTTCTTACGCTGGCGCGTGGGCCTGTGGATCCACGTCATCGATCGGCAAACCCGCGACGGCTGGTGGGAGTGGATCGCGCCGATTCGTGTCCACGATTACCCGCAACTTTTCCCGGATTCGCGGCCTGAGCATTTTCCACAGGAGCGATAGCTCCTTGTGATGATGATTGTTTTTCTGAGCGGTTTCTTGCTTTCGGAATTATAGATACGGTACCACCATGACTGGTTAACATAGCCTGTTTTCTGTGGATATCCTGTGCGGGGAGTGGAAAACAAATGAAAAAGGCCAAAAAGCCTACGAATATCGAGGGGGTCAGTGTGCAAATAGTTGTGCAAAGAGAAAAAGACGTTCTTGACGCCATGAAGCGGGGTCCGCGCCCAAAGTTCCCCCGCCAGGGTGGGCAGGCCGTGGGCCAACGGAAGCCCTGTAAGCGCCAGGTATATACCGGGAAGCTGGAGGCCGAGAACACAGCCCGGATGCTTGCCGACAAGCACATAGCGGCCGCCGAAGTCGAGCGGTGCCCGATCTGTGGAATGCTGCATTTGATTGAGCTCCGGGCAACATAGCCGTTGACTCCAGAGAGCAGCGGCGCATAATCGGTGCGCTGTATTCCCCCGCAGTTCAAATCAACAAATCGAAAGGAACGTTGAATGGCCAAAAAGCCCGAAAGAAGTCACCTGCCTGATAAAAAGAATGCTCCCAAAAAGACCGGTCGCCGCGGTCCGGTGCCGCTCGATCCAGTAGCTGATTTCGAGACGCCCACCCGTACACCTGAAAGCCAACTCGAGGAACTCGATAAGCCGGCCGCGAAGAAAGGGTCCCTCCTGGCCGAGCAACCTCCGAAGCCGAAAGTCGTCGGCGATCGCATGGAGGTCTTCTACCTGAAACCGATCTTCGGCAAAACTCCGAAGGGCGATATTACCGTGGCGATGGCGATCACCGTGCCACTCGAGGACGGGCATCTCGGCCTGGTTCCCAAGATCATCGCCGATGGGTACAAGGACGTCACAAAGAAGGGCCGCAAGAGCATGAACTTCCGTGAACTGCCAGGACAGCGCGCCGAGTTCTTTCTCTCGCACGATAGCAAGGAAGCGGCTCTCGAACTGCCGGCAGCCAAGATGATCAACGCCGGTCTCGCGATCGTGGAACGGAAAGGCGAGGGGTCTGCGCGCCAAGTAATCCGACTCTCGTTTCGGCTGCAGGTGAAGCTGGCCCGGGATGTTACGAACTTCGCGGAACACAATCTGCAGAATTCTTTCTGGCTCAAACTCGAAGAGACGCAAGAAGACCTTTTCGACGAGGAAGACGAGGACTAGCATGGGCGCACTTCCGCAAACCCGCGACGGTTTGGAATCCATCGGCTATCGGTACGACGGTGAATCCCACTGTCGCGGCTGCGGAGTGTTGATGCTGTGGTTCGCTACACCCAACATTGACCCGAAGACCGGGCGCAACAAGAAGATGCCGATGACGGTGATCCCGGGCACGGAGGACCAGGACCCACAACTCCTTGAGTGCCATTTTGGAAAATGTCCGAACGCTGCCCAGTTTAGAAAGCCGAAGGAGAAGAAGAAAAATGCGTGAGATTGATCCAGAAAAAATGCGCCAGATGGAACACGCCGCAAGGGGGATTGCCGAGGTCCTCGAACGTGCTCTGAAGTCGTACCAGGGGAAAAGTGGAGAACGGTGGGCATTCGGTCTGTTTATTTTCTCATTCGAAGGCCCGGAGTTCACTTGGATCAGCAACGCCGATCGCGCAGACATGGTCAAGACGATGCAAGAATTCATCGCTCGGAATCCACCTGATCAAACCTCTGAACAGAGAAACTAATGGATATCGACGCCAGTAAGATCCTTCGCTGGTCTCACGGCTCATGCGGTGAGCCAGGATGCGCGGACCCGGAGTGCTGCTGTGCCGTCTGTGCGCTCCCCATCGGCACTTCCGACGAAGTACTCGAACAGAACGGCCATGACCCCGAATGCTTCGGCTGCGAAATGTGCAAAGACCAGGTTCCTCTTATTTTGTTCCGCGGCGAAGGCAAGGACATGGTTCAGGCGTCTTTCCACAACGCATGTTTCGAGAGCATCCTCCTGAAATGAAAGACAAGCCCGTAAACATCGACGATTTCAAGCCGCTCGCGAAACTGGTCGCCGGCTACGAACTAGATCCCTCCAAAGTCTACCTGATCGTTTGCGATGGTAAGGATTTCAGCCGCGGCCTCGCCGAGCGGCTCATGCAGGATATCCGACAGATGCACCCGACCGTAAACATCGCCATCGTGGCAACGCTGAAACCGAAAAGCATCGAAGTACGGGAGAAAAAAGATGGTCCAGCAGAACCTGTTCCAGGAAACCCCGAAGCCGGGCCGGGCTCGCCGGCAGGATCCTCCGACAGCGAAAGCAGCCGCTAAATCGGTGAACGCAACCGAGCTCGAGGCTGTGGTCCTCGATATCCTGCGCGAGCCGGCGACCACACACGAAATCGCTGACCGCACAGGTATCGCCCTAGTATCGGTATCGCCCAGGATGGCCCCCCCTTGTAAAGAAGGGCCTAGTAGAAGACTCGGGCCTTCGGCGGGAAGGCCCCAGTGGTCGAAAGTCTATCGTTTGGCGCCTTGTGGGCCGCCCTATTGCGTCAACGTAGCAATGGAACCAAGCGTTCGACGCTCAGAAGGAACGCGAGCAGGCCAGCGAAGAAAGCGATTCTTCCGATTTCCACCAACTTGCCATTCGCGCTCAGTGCATACATCAGAACGCCCACGAGGCAAACCAGCAAACTTAAGTAGATGACCATAGGACCCTCCGAGTGCAGTGTCTTACAAACACCCGGAGGGCGCTATATTTTTTTGTACAGGTCAGGGCTTCGGTGGCGTTGGAAGCGGAGCAGCTCCTTGACGCTCCAGTTCCGCGTTGATCGCCTGCAGGTCCGCAATGCTCGATGCGTCGATGGCCACGAGCGTAGCCTGGTCTTCGGTGAGCAGCAATTGATAGCTGATCGTTTCGACCCCAGTGGTTGCATCTTTGATCTTCGAAACCAGCGCTTTCCCGACAGGAATCAGAGCCGTTCCCAACTGCAACGCCAGGTTCACGTATCCATTCGCCTCGGCCAGTGCCCCGAGAATATTTGCCGCCGTCTGCTTCGGTGTTACCGGATTCGTTCCCATCTCTTTCCTTCCTTTCAAATGTAAATATATTTACAGCGCCAGGATGAGTGCGACGAGCGAAGTGATGTTGGCGATCAGATCCCCGATCTGCTGTTGCGAGTTCGGATTCTTGATGCCCGTCACGCCGGATTGGTTGAGCGTCTGGATCTGCGCGACGATTTGGTTCATGTACGCCTGTACCTGGCTTTTCGTCGTTTGGCTGAAATTGCTAGGCGACTGTTTGAGGACCGCACTGGCGGCAAGCTGGAGCTCGTCGATCTTGCCCACGACCGTAAGCGCAGTGACATACGCAGGCCCATCCTTCAAAAGGCCGGCCGTGTGTAGTTCGATGACCGTGGTGCGTGCCGCGGAAGTGATCGAAGCGATTTTGTTCAAGTCTTGCACGGCCGTGTCCCAGTCCTGCGCCTGCTTCTGCGTAACGCCTGGCGGGAGATCTGTGACGTTCTTCACCCGGGCTGCGCATCCGGCAATACAGAAAACGACCGCTCCAAAAACGATGAGCCGGAACAGACCGATGTAGGCTCGACCGATGATTTTGAATCCCCTCCCGATTGTTCGCATGTTCGCTCCTATTCCATTTTCCTGACGTTGGCCGCCTGGGGTCCTTTCGGACCCTGCACGACCTCAAACTCCACCTTGTCACCTTCGGCGAGGCTTTTGTATCCGTTCCCGGTAATCCCGGTGTAGTGAACGAACACATCTGGCGCCCGATCGCGGCCGATGAATCCGAAGCCCTTCGATGCGTTAAACCACTTCACAGTTCCCTCTTCCATTATGCGTTCTCCTGTTGCCCGGTCTGCGGAATAAACGTGGCGACTTCCCACGAAGTGTATGGCGACGCGTTATGGGTGGCGCCTTCGAGGGCCTGGCGAACGCCGACCTTATCGAGGTTGTACGAAATGTGAATGATGCTCACGCCGATGGAATTGTGCTCGAGGATAAGCTGGTGGAAGGGGATAGACGTACTTTCACGGATCCGGTCAAACGCCCCACGAATGGTCAATCCAGGAACAGGGCCAAAAGAAAAATCAGCAGCGCACCACCGAGGCGACCAGATGTGCTCACTGTTGTTAACGCCGTGCGCCGCAGCATTCGCCTCCGGTGGCCGATAGCCACTTGTGATCCTGATAGGTGCACCAACGATAGTCCGAACCGGCTCAAGGACCTGCTCACAGAACTCTTTGGCAATAGGCAGAAGTTCATCGGGGATCGGTGCGTCGATCTCAAATTCCCGGGTGTCGAAATGAACTGAAAGTTGCACGGCGGCTAGTATTGTCCCTCTCTCGGCTTTCTTTTAGCCTCGTTGTCGCGGCGTCTCTCTTTTACCAGATATTCCAAGAGTCCGGTAGCGGTATCGAGTCTCTTTAAAAGAGCGTCTCTCGCATCTGAGTCGATCATGTGCTCCTTGCGCCATGTTTCAAGATTTGCAATTCGCCATTCGAGGTCTTTTTTGGCCGCGGCCTGCGCGCTTCGCGCTGCGTCTTGTGCCCTCCAAAAATTGACGAGTGCCAGTCCGAAGAGGAAAAAAGTAAGCACGTTTCCGAGCGTGATCGTGCCGTCCCAGTGGATCCCCATTAAGTGGCCCCTTGTTTTTACGGATGTGCATCAGTTCTGGAAGTCGGTGCCGGCGTCGGGTTTGGCGCTGGTACAGGTGCAGGTGTTACTGGACTCTTCCCACTTCCATCTTCGTTGGTGTTACGTGCACCAATCGCACCAAGGAAGGCGCCGTTCACCGCAGAAAGAATTCCCACGATGGTGGTCTGGAGTTGGGCATCAAATAGTTTCCAGAAATGGATGAGCAGCAGGAGGACTAAACCGTCCGACACCCACAGCAGTAGGAGTTGGCCACCCTTGCTTTCAAAGCTATCGAGAAAAGCTTGCCATCCCGTGATGCCTGGTAATTTATTGAACGCGATGACGTAGAACGCGAAAAGCACACCGAAAATAAGAAGTGTATTTTGCATGAACCATTCCCAGAGAGTCATCATTGCCGTTCTCCGCTTGCATTCGCGTATATGCCGTAAAGATCGATGCGCGATCCGACCTTGTGCTTCGCCAGTAAGCTGGATACATGAAACTTCACGGTTCTCTCAGAGAGATTCAGATCAGCCCCAATTTCCTTGTTGGCCTTATTCTGCATCAGGCACTTCAAGACCTGCTCTTCACGTTTTGTTAGAGAAGTTAAGTTCACCCTACGTTCATTTGGGTCTGGAGAGATTTCTTCAAAGACAGCCCGGAATGGAACGTGAACCAAGAGCTCGTTCCGCCCCAAGGTCAGATAGATCCCCTTTGACTTTTTGATCTTCATTAGGGAATGACCGCCGTACTCTGATTTGAAAACGCACTCTCCGCACCGCTCGAGTCCACGGCTGTGGCTACATAGAAGTAAGTGGTTCCACTTTGCACATTTCCGTCCGTGTAGTTCACGGAGCTGATGAGCGAAGTGTTGATTTTGGCGTAGCCACTACCGCTCGTCGTACTGCGGTAGACGTTGTATCCGACCACCACGCTCGTAGACGCCGTCCAGGCAACCAGCACGTTGTGCGCTGGTCCGATTGCGTTGCAGGTGAAAGTCAAAGGTCCAAGTGTTACGGACCCTGTGGATCCGCAAGTTAGCGTGATGCCGACAGGACCGACAGTCGTGGTGACTGACGTGGGAAATTGTGGACCAGAGACGAACACTATGTCCGCGTAATAATTTGATTGCTGAAAACTCGAAGAGGGAAAAGTGCTCGTCGCTCCATAGGCATAGACGCCATTCAGAAGTGTCGTCGTGCTGGCTGGAGCATGAAGCGGTGGAGTGTCCCAGCTCACCGTGAAATATGGACGCGTGTAACTGAAATTTCCGGTTGGAGAGAAATACGAAGCCACGTAGATCGTGTTGGCTGAAATCGCAATAGGAGTTGAAAGCGTAACCTGCTGCCAGCCCGTAGCCGTCTCGCTTGTGAAGGTGGCGCTCGCCAGCAGTGTTCCCGTGCTGCTCCAGAGGTGGCCAGTGTGCGTCCCGGTATTGTGGGCTCCTTTGTAAAAGCGCAGCGCGGTGATTTTTCCAGCGACGTCCGATTTGAACTGCACGCCCAATTCGGCAGGCCGAGTGTCTATGTTATCTGGAACCGCTGGAACTGTTGTGGATGGCCACAAGCTGACTTGAGCCATTGAAAAGGGAGCGAGACACAGGGCGAGTGTGAACAACAAGGCTGGGTAGATTTTCTTCACGACTTTCTCCTTCGACTTTCTAAAACTTAAAGCGGAAACCAAAGTCTAACTCAGAACTACCGCTACTCGGAACAATTGTTCCAGCGGAAAAATGTGACACCGTCGCGTTGGTCACCACATCCGCTGTGCCCACGAACATCCCCGGAGGCCCGGAATCAGAATTGTGAGAAGAGAGCCCACCAATCGATTCGATGGTCACGCCGTTATATTTCATCGTGACCACACCGTTGATGAACTCGACCCTCAAGATCGCATCGACAACGAATGTCACGTTGAACGTAGGACCGATCTGCAATTCTGACGTATTGTCAAACAGACTGATACCGATGGTTCCATTGCCATTTGATACGGCTTCTGCGAAAAAACCTCCCAGAACAGACGGCTCGGAGGTAAGTATGAAAATATCGACGAAGTTCGCCGTGTTTCCACCCAATTGATGGAGAGCAGCTTCGCACCATTGGTTTCCGACCAACGGAAAAGAATCTGCACTCCAAAACGCTGCACAAGGCGTGTTGTTAACCGAAGCCTCTGCAAGGTGGCTGGCGACAGCCATCGCACTTGTTCCCGGCAGGGTTGTCCATTGAGCCGGATTGAGTGGGCCATCCGCTTGCGGGAAGTTTGTGTTTACGATGGTGATATAGTTTGTCATTTTCTTCAGAATCGAAACGTGAAGTCGAATTTCTCTCCCGTACCGCCACCGGATGCTGCGGCCGTAAAGTTCACTCCAGTCGTGTCCGCATTCAAAACGATTACCGATTTGTTCGCTGGCGTGAACGCGTGCCCCGCCAAAGTGGGCGTGACCGTATACACTCCGTTCGGAAGGATCTCTCCAGTGTTGAAGTTACCCGAGCCGTCTGCGGTTGTGGAGCCCGATGTAGGTCCCACCCAACTGACTGTTGCTCCCGCAATCCCGGCATTTCCTCGAATGCCAAAAACGATGCTTGGAGAAGCGGCGATGCTGCCAGCTGACCAGTTGTCGGCGGCCGCGTTTGCTACCGACGTCACCGGGTCGATCAGAAGGCCAGCGGCGCCGGAAGTGACCAACCCATCGTTTGCGATCCCGAGCAAGTTCCGGCCGTCGTAGACCGCCAGAACGATTCCCATTACTGTACCTGTTACCGTATCCCCCGGCGCAACGGTGGCGACGTGGCTAAACAGACTCAGGCTCGATCCCGCGTTGAATCTCCCTATGTTCCCGTTGCCGTTTGAAGCGATGAAGCAGCGATAATCTGTGTACACCCCTGACATGTTCATTCGCAGAGCCACGCCACCAAAAGAAGTCGGAGAAGCGGAGAAAACGGGGAGCGTTATTTGTGCCCACTGATCATTCGGAAACGCGTTGGCATTCCACCAAGATTCTCCGGTTGTCCCCGCGACAGCGGCAGTTGCTTGGCTGGACAAAAGCTGAGTGACAGCGGCTCCATTTATAGTTGTCCAGTTTCCTCCGATGGGATTTGAATCAGCGCGGTTAAAGTTGTCGCTGGCGATCTGTCCCGATTGACCTGCGCCGATGCCGTTGATCTCGAAGCCGCCTGTACCGGGGATCGGGACGTTGACCACACCTTCGTAACTGCCAACTATTTGTGCGATGGTCGCGTTGGCTTTTGCCAGATTGACGACCCCGTTGTTCCCGGTCTGTCCCGCCGACTTTGCGGTGAAGGTCATATAAGTGACGCCGTTCACTTCCACCATCGAAGGATCGGCAACCTGACCTGTCGTCAGGCCGATGCCTTCAGAAGCCAGCGTCCTGTAGAACGTCGGAGTTGCAAGCGCTGTCCACGGGCCGGATGGGCTGGACGACGAATAACGCATGATGTCCGACGGTAAACCGAGAGAGCCGAAATTCGGAATGCCATTTATGACTACCTGCGACCAGCCGTAGTAGACCCCGTTCACTTTGTGGAAATCGAAATTGCTCGGGCCAAAACTCGTGATTTCATTGCTGTAATTTTTCGTCCAAGTGATGCCGTCAGGAGAAGTCGCCTGAATCATCACGTACGGGCCGTTTGCGACCGCTTGTCCCGCGTAGTACGCAAACCAAGTTCCGCCCACGATATCGACGACCGCGAGCTGTCCAGCCCAGATGTGATCATCCGTTCCCACGCCACCCACAGTGATGGCACTTGCGTTCTGCAAGCTGAACGTGACGCCATCCGTGGATGTGTACACTGCAACCGGACCACCGGGAATCGGACCAGTGAACATGTAGTACGTGCTGCCGACTTTTTTCACTTTGGTTTCAAACTGTCCCGGCCCCTGAGCGACCAATGGATTGCTTCCATAGTCATGCCAAGTGACGCAGTCTGAAGACTCCGAGTAGCATGGCCCGGCAACTGTGCTGCCCCAAATCTTGAAAACTTTTCCATCCGGGTTAGGAGAGATTATGACTGGGTTTGCCTCGTACATGAGGGTGCTGGATTCGAGGTGATTTCCGCTGATCGTGTTGATCACCGTGCCCTGATCCGACCAGACGCCGATCACGGGGGTAATGGTCGCAGTGAAATTCACTCCCGTGATGTTGGCACCGCTGATTGTCTGCGAGGAATTCGTCGGCGAGAACGTAACGCCGTTTGCGGATGGCGTGATCGTGAGGCTCGATCCGTTTCCCAAAGTAGGAATCGTATAGTTTCCAGACGCATCAGCTTGCACGGAACCACTGACGGTTCCCGTGTAAGAAACGAGTCCAAAGGGAACACCAATGTTTCCAGAGATCGTGAATCCCGGCGTGAACGCTGCCACAACGCCTGCGTTAGCCGCAGAGGCGATGGTCATGGTGGGAGTCAGGCTGCCGGATCCGCCAGACAGGTTATAGCCGAGGTTTGCTGCTCTCGCGCCACCGTACAAGACTGTGCTGATGCTCGTGCCTGCTGCCCAAGTTGGCGCAGTCAACGCCACGCCAGCGAGAATGAACAGCTCACCAGCTGCAGCTGGAGTGATCGCGCCGCCAGTTACGGATGCAGAGGTTGCCGCTGCGCCGTTGGAAGTATCAAATGCGGAAGTTCGAGCGACGCCGGAATATTCCGCTGTACCCAGTCGAACTGTGATTCCGCCCGTGAAGGCCAGAGACACGGTATTCGCGCCAGCCTTCGCGTTCATGGCGAAGAACACGCCGATCTTATTGCCACCGCTGTCGGCCTGAAATGCTCCAGCCTGCGACCATGAATTCCCTTGCGAATCGGTCAGGCTCGTGAACGTGGCTCCGCTGTTTAGCTGGACGAACGCAATGAGGAAATTTCCAAGCGTGTTGTTCGAGCCAAACGCCAGCGTCACAGGGCTGGACGTTCCCGATGCCGGGGCCGCAGGCGCTTGGACAAACCCTATTGCCATACTTTAGCGCCTCTTAGGCTTGTAGGATCTTCCCGATAACTGTCGGGTTCGTTCCACCACTCGCGGCGGTGACGTGCAGGCGCACGAAGTTGACGAGCTCCGGAACGGTGGCAAAAACCTCGTTATAACCGGACACCGTTGTGTTCGCGGCTCCGATGATTGTGTACTCGCTATCGACGTCGTTTATCGCGCCCTCCAGCTGGATGGATCCGGATGCCGGCGCCGATGGATATGTGAAAGCCCAGCTCACTCCATAGCCACGCCCAAGAGTGTTCTGGATCGCAAACGCTCGGCTCTTGTTGGTGGTCAGAGCCTCTGCAATTTCCTGTGGCGTCGAGAGCGCGTATCCGGTGTCGACAGTGTTTCCTTGGTTGCCGACGGTCTTCGGGTAACTGATGGTGCCCTTTCCGGTTGCGGCCGTGATATTCACGGCAGAGATCGCGATTCCTGTCGTTTGGTTGAGAGCTCCGGCGCTGTTCGCCGTTGCATAAACGTAGATCAGATCACCAACGAGAGGAATGTTTCCATCGACAATGGTGACGGTCAGCGTCACGACGTTCCCGCTCACCGAGTCGTGATCGACGATCATCCGGCAGGTCGGCCCGGGAGAAAGCGATCCGAAAGCGTAGGAGGGCCTGCCCGGAATTAACATTTCGACTATTGCTTGCGGTGTGTTATCGAAAGTGGTCATCGGGATGCCTCCAAAGCAGATTAGAGGCCAGCCCGATTTCTGGCGGATGTGCGACTAGGAGCGTACCACGTTTTGACTGTTTTGAAATCTATACTTCTTCGCGCGCTCTCGAAGCCGCTTCTGCGCGGCTCGATTTTTATGATCCCAGGACAAATAAAGCTGGCTGCCGATGCGAGGTGTGAATTCGCGCCGGCAGCCGCAGAAGGCTGGCTATGCCGAACGAGAATCTATATGATGCCAACGCACCACCAACACAAAAGGAGACTTAGAAATGAAAAATTTGAAGTTTATATTCCTGCTCGTACTGACGGCGATGGCACTACCTCTCTTCGCCCAAACTCCAATGTCGAACAGCGCTCGTAACGTGACGCTGCAAACGCCGACGAACTACCTGTGCTTCCCGGTGGACTCGGACGGGCCAGCAACACCGATTCCGTATACCTGCTCAGGGTCAGCGACCGTGGTTCAGGCCAACACAACTTGGACTTCGCTGACAGTTTCGCTTGAACGGCGTGTCGTTGGCTCGCAGCAGATTTCTGCGGTCATCGAAAACTTCACGACCGGAAACAATCTCGTCAATACTCCCTGCACGATTACCGTTGGCCAAAAGACATGCACGATCACTTTCTCCGCTGGTGCCAGCGCAGGAGACGTATTGGCAATCAAACTCTTCAACAATCTGACGGGCACGGCAAACTACAACGTCGGGAAAATCAGTTGGGTCCTTCAGTAGAAAAAGTAGTGCTGTTCGTGGTCGGTGGCAAGTAGCTGATTCCTGTAGCCGGAGCCAGCCATGAAATCGAAAAGCATCCCCGGTGTGTGCTCGAAACCCTTCATCATTTCTGGATGGATAGAGAGCCAAATCAGGGGGTGCTTTTCTTTTAGAGTCCGTTCCGCTCCGCGCAGCACGAGGAGTTCCGCGCCTTCCACGTCGATGTTCAGAGCATCGGGAAATCCAATCTCCATCGCAAGCGAGTCGAGTGTTCGGCACGGCGTCTCTTCGCTTAAGTAGGAGAACATCCGGCCTTTCACGAACTGCGCGTATTCCGGTCCCTTCGGCCACTCCGAAAATTTGACAGTTCCGAGTTTCGTATCCCACTCTCCGCAGAAACCCATATACGTTGCGCGGGGCACAGAGAGATTGTTTTGCTCCCAAATCGTTTTGATGTTCGGCCAGAGTTCGGGAGTCGGCTCAATCAAGACCATGTTCGACGCTCCTCCGACCATCGAAGCGTAAAAAGCGGCTTGCCACCCGTCAGCCGCACCGACTTCGTAGAAAAGCATCCCTGCTTTCAGGTGCTCGAACATCGACTCGTGCCGTTCTTTTTCCCAGGTATCCCACCATCCGTGGTACTCCGCGAGGAAACGGGGAATGCGGACAAACCACCGTCCGCTGATTTGCTGGTCAACGAATTCGATGCTTTCGACAGGCCTGAATTTCTGCCCGGCTTCGTATCGGCCAATGGTGTCACCAACGATCTGGCCGTCCACCATGCGATTCACCGGCACAAAAGGACTCGCCTATTTGTGCTCTGTTCTCTCCGCGTAGCCCATCGACAATTCCCGGGCTCGTAATTTCCGTAAGGATTGGGAAAACGGTCAATGCTCTTCCCCTGTGGTCGAGATCCCATGTCCGCGAGGAAATTCCGAAAATCAAGCCAGCGTTCACAGACCTTGATTCCTAGTCCACCATATCTTTCGTAAGCATGTGCGTTGGGATTCGTGCAGCGATGAATCATCGACGACCAAGATCGGTATGCGGCACTGCGTCGATTCCCCTGCCGCGAATTTCCGTGTTTCAAATTGTGCTGGTTCCCGGCCTCGCGAATCGACGAAAGTTCTCTCGACAGGCATCCACAGCTTTGTACTTTTCCAGAGGTCAACCCATCTTTTCGAACGATTTTTAGTGCTCCGCAAACACATGAACAGAGCCAGTACTGTTGCTCGCGCTTCATTCCAACGGGCCAGAAGGCAGTGATTCGATTGAATGTGATTCCTGCGATATCTCGTGAAGGAAGTGCCATCAGATCTTGGTTATTATCGCATTTTGTGGCAAGGAAACTGAATTAATTCGACGTGGCAATCTGTCTTTGCTGAGTTCGGAAATCGTCTCTGTTTCCCATCCTCCGGGCAGAGTGATCCTATACCTGAAGCTCCGCTTCGGAAGTTCGCGGCCGATTTCACGTTCGACGATTTCGCGGCCGAACACTTCCGCACGCCAGTACGGATCGGCGATGAAGGACTCGAGGCGCTTCACGCGATCGTCGAAATCTCCGCAGTTCGTAAAAAAATCGTCGCGGTAATCCCACCCGCGGTTGTAGCCGAAAGACCCGAGGTGCGAGCACTTCGTGATCCCGGGCGATATCGTCTGCGTCTTGTCGACGTCGAGCACGCGCTGGATCAATCCGTCCTGTTCGTAGTGCTGGATCCCGAACGGCGTGTTGAGTTGGCTTCCGGGAAAAGTTTTCTCGACGTAGCCCGGCATGTCCGCGTAATACTTCGGCGTCGCGTGCTGGACTATCAATCCGAGTTTGTTCCTTGCGATGCAGGTGCCGACAGCATAAAACCAAGGCTGGAAAAGGACATCGTCGACGATTGGGGCATGGCGATTAAAGATCCAGGCCATCGTCGCAAAAATTCTTGGCCACATGTCGTGCTGCGCGCGGTGCCAAGCGAAAAAATCTTCGTGGACCATGACATCATCTTCGATGTAGAACACCCGGTCCCACCTTTCGTTGTAGGCCCACCGCAGCGCTTCCATCACGTTCATCGTATTCCCGTGGTAATCATGGTCCGGTACCACATGGACCTGAGTGTCTTTTCCACGGAAATATCGCAGAGCCACCGTCAAACTTTGATCATTCCAAGTGCAACGATCAGGGAAAATCGCCACTGGAATCGTCGGCTCAATCGCACGAATTCTTTTGAGGCAGCAAAACAGGTGCTCTTCTCGTCGGTATGTTGGGATCACGCAGACTTCTCGCACTCAGCCCTCCTCACAGCTTCTGCTGCTTCATTGATGGTATTGAATGTCCCCAAATGCTTCGTTTTCCCGTGAGTTCGAAACAGGACCACGCGAGCAGTGAATTTTCCCTTCACCTTCTTCACGCCCTTCGGGTATTTTCCTTTTTTATTTGTTCGGCATGGAGTCCGCAACCGCTGATTCGATTGCTGCTGACTCTTTGTGGCCCAACGCACGTTGCCAGGCTCATAGTTGCCGTCGTTGTTCGGGAAGCGGTCAAGAGAATGCTTCGGACTCGGTTTTCGCCCAACGTCAGCGAGGAAGTTCACAAAATCTAGCCATCTGGAACAGACTTTAATTCCTCTTCCACCGTAGTTTTTCCATCCTGGATTTTTTGGGTTTGTGCACCGTTGAATCATTGAATGCCACGCTTCGTATTCAGCAGTGCGTCCGTCGTCTGTAGCGTGGCCGTGCCGGAAAAGCATCGTGTTATCTTACGCTCCGTTTGGCGTTTTCGCGCATTCTGCTATCAGCTTTCTGGCCTTCGCAAGGGACCGCGAGGCCCATGTTCGTTGAATCATTCCGCATCGCGCAGCACGGGCACCCCACGCCGGCAGACTCGTTCCCTGCGCCACTTTGAAGGCTTCTTCCGACCGTTTGATCGCCCACGCGCACTCAAGGACCATTTCTCCGAGGAGAGAGATATCCCCTCTGCCTTCGTTGGCGATCGTGCGTTGCGACACGAAGGTCAGATCGACGTTTTGAGCACCGCGGAGCCAGCAGTGATCGACCCAGTTCTTATAAGTCTCACCCATCGGGAACTTCAGTGTTTGATAGATCACATCGTTCAATTCTTCATAGTTGGCCCAGGGATTGAACTGAAGTTCCTGGCGGTTAGCGAGGGGCCGGCGTTCGCCGTCCTCGATCTCCATCGTTAGAATCCGAATCAGCGCCCGGTTGGCGTACCCGGTCGTGTCCTCGAACTTGATCCGTTCGTGCCACTGGTGGGCGCAGATGGAATCCTCGACATACTTGATCTCCCACCCGTTCCGGCGCAGCAAATAGAAGAGATAGTCGTCCTCGTGGCCGTAGCCGTAAAACAATTCTTCGTAGCCACCGATTTCGAGCATCTCTTGCCGACGAAACGCGTGCGGCCCGGCGCCGGATACCCATCCCGGACGCGACCCTTCCCTCGGGTGGTTGTACCAGCCCTGGAAGGCCCCGTCCTGTCCCAAGTCTTTGATCAGCGGAACTGCGAGTGTTTTCTCGCGGGTTTCCACCATCCGAACCAGGCACTCGATCACCGACTCCGATTCGTGCAAAACCTCGGCCGTTTGAAGGATGGCAATCTCCCCGGTGCATGCGTGGAGGCAGAGGTTCCAGAGTTCCGTGATGGATTGAAAAACCGGATAGGGCTCGAGCCGCGGGTTGTGGATGTAGTGCGCGCCGAAGGAATCTGCGACTTGTTTGGTGTATCCGTCGTCCTCTTCCTCGACCACGATCAGATCAAGTTTGCCCGGATACTTCTGCCGGCGAATTGAGCAGAGTGTTTTTTCGAGAAGTGCGCCACGGCGCCAACACGGGAAAGCGATTGAAACGGAAGGCCACATAGGAATATTATTCCTCCTGCGGGGTGGGAAACCGGTAATCCGCTGGTCTCATAATCCAGAGAAGCGAGTTCGATTCTTCGCCCCCGCAACCAAACTTTCCTCTTACAGCCACTTATACCAAATCGAAGAACCACCGGCCGCCTGGTTCGGCACCGGATCAATCAGTTCGTGGACCGCGTGGACTACTCCGGGCCATCCCCAATCGTAATCATGGCCACAAAGCAGCCCACCAGGTCGGACGAGCGGCCGCCACGCGAGGATGTCGTTCTTCACGTTTTCGTAATCGTGCGAGGCGTCGATAAAGACCATGTCGAAGCGTTCCGGTCGGCGCACTAGAGACGCGGCCGCTGCGCGGGAATCCGATCGCATCGGGACCACGGAGCCCCGCTTGATGTGGTCAGCAAGGTTCGTGTTGAACTCGGCGAAGAGATAGTCGGCAGGCTTATCTTTGAGCTCGGCCTCGTTCTCGGCGCTGCCTTCCCAGGTGTCGATCGCCACAACGACTCCGTCCGTAGCGTCAGCCATCGCCCTGGTGGACCGTCCCATCCAACAGCCGACCTCGGCAATCAGCTTCGCTTTGCTTGCCTGTTCCGCGAGCCACTCGAGTTCAGGCGCACTCATCCAACCGGTAACACGCAGTGCTTTTTCGATATTCATCGGAATATGAAGTCCCTTTTCGGATCGTCTTTATCGTGGCCGCGGCCGCCAAGGTGAACGCTGCGACGCATCGAAGGTTCGGAGGGAGCATACACCATCAGCTTATAGTCCTCCCACGGGGAATCGCAGACGTGGCCATAGAGAGCCGGCTCGATTTCGGTGTAACTCTGATCGCTGAACTTCGCCGGGTTCTCCATCTGTTCCCTGTACCACGCGGTCCTCGTGATGTGCGGACAGCCCCAAAACTGAACGGTGCGAATCATCGGCACGCCGCACACGAGCGGAGGGTCACAAATCTTCGTGCCGCCGTGATGCCCATCGGCGCCTTCAAAGCAGTCGAGCATCAAATGCTGGTGAAGCGGGTGAATCTCCTCGAGATTATGGAAGCGCACGCAGTTCGCCCGTTCCTGCTGCAGCACGTTCACGATTCCTTCCCAATCTATCGGATCGAGCGTGAGAGCGTAGTCGTGCTCGATGTAGAGCATGAGTGGCGTTGTAACGGTCGGCAGCGCCTGGCGGAACATGTAAGCCTGTTGAACGCTGCGCGGCCACTCAGCCATTCGAACGCACGGACGGTAGCGGAGCCGCTTTTTGTATTCCTCGTAAGACGGCCGCCGATCCTCGTGCTCTGGCTCGCGGACGCCGTCGCAAAGAAGGAGAACATCGACGCCTCCAAGATGGTGTTGGATGCTGTCGAGCACCTGGTCTACGACTTTCGTGCTTGGGTGGCTCGGAATCGGCGACGTGGTCATCACCGCAGTGATCAGTCCCTTATACATTGTTGCCCCTTTCCTGAACTTTCATAAGGTCCTTGGCGAACCAAATCTTAAAATCTGCTTTGTACCGCTCCCACCACTGCATGCACATCGGCTGCAGGTGCTCGTAGTTGGCCTTTATCTCTTTGATGTAAATCGGCAGGAGCGACCAGTCTCGAATCACTGGAAGTGGATGCGATCCCAACAAGTACGTCCAAAATCCTGGCTCCGGGCGAGTAGGACTAAGGTCGTCGAGAATTGGAATCGCTCCACACTCCAGTGCATCCCACGGTCGCGCTGCGTCCGGTGAGAAAGGCCCGGAAGGGCAAGGCACAATCTTCGCCCTGCACAGCGTCCGGTAATATTCGCTGAATGAAACTCCTTGGAAGTAGCCGCGGGTTTCGATGACGATCCCGCCCCAGTCGATCGTTCGGAGAGCGTTGACGCAGGCGAGCCGGCGCTCGTGCGTTATCTGTCCACCGAAGAACCAGTCGAGGTCTTTATCGCATTCGACGATGTGCCGCGAATGGTCGTGGGCATAGCCATCGACGATGAAGCGATCGGCAAAATCGTGCCGGCCAGGCATCGGCTCCTGGACCCACACGATTTTGTTCGGATGCTCGATCTTCTCGATCGGGAAGCTGCACTCTTCATCGCCCAGGCAGATAATCAGGACCCACTTCGGGAACTTCTTAAGGTCGAGGTTTAGTTTGTCCAACCCGCCGAGTTCTCGGCCCCCGTGGACCACGACGACGGCGCCGTCAAGATTCGCCGGCATTCGACCCCGGCCAGGAAAGTGCGGCCCACAACCGTAGTGGTCAAACAGGTCGTTCACCATCGAAGTAGACCCGTAGTAGCCGCGGCTTTCTTCCTGGGCGTGCCAAATCACGGGGATGCTAGGCGTCATGGAATTCCCAACCAGTGCTTGTTTTCCGGCCGAAGTAACCACTCGACCGTGTGAGGAATCGTGTCGCTGAGTTCCATCGGCGGTATCCAACCCAACTTGAATATTTTGGACCCGTTCAGTCCGTAACGAACGTAGAAACCTGGGCGCACTTGCTCCGGGTCAACGAGGTCATAGTCGATCCCCACGCGCATCGTTTTTTCGACTTCGATGAGGACCTCGAGATTTGAGTGTGACCAAGCCCTGGCGATATTGTATTTCTCACCAGGCTGGCCTTTCTCGATCAGGAACATCACCGCCGAAACGGCGTCTTTGGCGTGAAGGTAATCGCCGTAACTCGTGCACGAATTTTTGAGGTCTGCATAAATCTGGATTTTCTTCCTCGTCACGCCGGCCCGGACAAGGCTCGGAACATATTTCTCTGGCGATTGCCACTCCCCGAAGAGGCTCATACAAATCGGGATGACCACCGGCACCTGGTAGGTCTTCCACCAGGCGAGGCACGCTTCGGTGGCCGCGATCTTCGACGCCCCGTAAGGCGTTGTCGGCCGATAGGGGCTCTCTTCGGAGAACGGCGCCGGCGCGATCGGTTTTCCGTAGACCTCGTCCGTAGAAAAATAAATGAACTTCACCAGGTGTTTTTGCTCCCGGGCAAACTCGAGCATCTGACAGGTGCCCATGACATTCGTTTCCATGAATCCCCAGGGATCCGCGATCGACTTACCGATCCGCGTTCTTCCTCCGAGGTGGATGATGTAGTCGACCTGGCCGGCTGCAGCCAGAACTCGAGGATTGGGGCCTTCGTCGAGCGATACGGAAAGCGGCCTTACCCTTTCGGAATCAAAGAAGCCACTTTCTCCGTGGCGAGACGCTGGACCGAGATACCGGTCGAGCAGCAGAATCTCCCAATCCGTCGTCCTTACGATGTAATCAACGAAGTGGGAAGCTAGGAAGCCGGCACCGCCCGTGATCAGTACTCGTCTCATTGTTTCCTAAAGGTGGTGCGCGGAGCGTTCATCCCCGCGCGCCAGAACTCTTCGGCCTCCTCGAGTGGCGCCCATTCGAACTTTGTGAGCGATCGGTCCGGGCGCATCTTTCCGACTTGCTCAAACCCGAGGCAAAGCATCTCCCAGTTGATCCGCACGAACTCGACGACTTCCTCATCGGTCAGATTGTGTTCGTCGCAGACCGGTAGGTTGATGAAGGCTGTCGCCGGCGTCGTGTTGGGCAGAGCGTAGAATTCCAGTTTCAGGGCGCGCGTCCCTGGCTTCTCGCAATCAACTTTTGTGCACTTTGGCATTTGTTCCCCTAACGATATCCAGAATCTCCCGCATCCGCACGGTCCAGGTGTCGTTCCCGTGGATGATTCTCGCAGCGTTTATGGCGAAGGTTTTCCTATCAGAATCGCTGTACTGAAGTGCTTTCTCGATCGTGCGGTGAAGATCCTCTAGGTCTTGCGGCTCATAGAACATCTGCGTGGCAACGCACAGGTCCAGAACAGTCGGATGAACAAGAAATCCGTACCGGCCAACAGTCTCAGGAACGCGATCGCTCCAATATCGCGGGATGCCGGAAAAGATGCAATCGCCCACCACCACCTTGCAGGAGGCATAGAAATCGTTCAGGGCGTGGCCGCGGACGTCCGTGATGTGCTTAAAGCGGCCGCCATAGGTTTCCTCGAGCCAATCGACGAGCCGTGGTCGGAAAGGATATTCGGCGTGATATCCCTTAGCTCCCACGAATCCAACGTCGCAGCGGAACTCCTCGCGCGGCACGCCCGGGTGGCAATATACTTCGCTCATCGCCGGCTTCATCCAATAGTGGGCCACGCCCCTGGCTGTGAAATCTTCCTGGCGCGAGCCATCCGCAGTGAACACGAATTGTGTTTTCCAGAAAGGATCGACGCCGATACCCTTCTCCCGGTCCGGGATCCCCCAAAACTTGTCGAGGTGCATCGACACGGTGGGCACTTTTCGCTTCCGCAGGTCGTCGAGGAACATCAGCATCGCGTTGTTCGGGACCTGGAAAAAATTCCGCGTGTGGATCCACAGGAAAATATCGTTCCATTCCATCGCCTCTTCGAGAGCCCGGAGGTTTACCTTATTCTCCTGCAACGTTTCAACTTCAACGCCGAGCCGCTCTTCGAGAGCCCATTGAACCATGCTTTCGGTGCTATCAGGCGTCAGGAAGTTTCCAAGGAAGGCGACACGGAGCGGAGTCGCCGCGGCGCGCACGCTCGCTGCCTGGTGTGGACGGACGTCCGCAAGATGCAGTGCCACGGCATTTTCAAAGTCAGTCGCTTCCCGCTGAAACATCGCTCTTGAATCCGACTCAATCTGGTTGGGATAAAGCTGCAGGGCGTTCTCGACCGCGTCGTAAATATCGAGGGCCGAGGTTTCGTAAAGATCCGCGAGATTGTACCGGCCGGATTTTCGAGCCGGTAGTCGCAGGAGTGCCCCAAACTCGTTCATCGGTGGCGCATCTGTAGTGATCACGCACGCATTCACGCTAAAGGCTTCGTGGATGGCGTGCCCGTACCCTTCGGTGGCGCTCGGATAGATGTGGAAGAGGCATTCATTTTGCAAAATCTTCAGCGCTTCTTCAGCGGCCCGGTCAAAGTAGGTGACCCCAGGTATTTCAGGACGCTCTTGCAGGACGCTACTCACAACGAAAAGGCGCGCGTCTAACGCCTTCCCATTTTTGTGCCAGCGCCAGGCATCGACGACCGCTTGTGTTCCGCGGATTGAACTGTTCCCACCGATGTGAAGAAACCAGGGAAATCGCTCGACGTCGGGCAGGTACTGATCCCGGGCAGTGAATCCGGTGTAGTGCGTGCGCTTCGGCCAGAGCGGAGAGAAGAGCCGATAAGCCTCGTGCGTCTTGGCGAAGACCTTGTCGATGTAGCGGTCAATCAGCCGGATCATTTCTGGCTTCACCCACTCCGGGTTGAGCCAGGCCCATTTGACCGGCGCCAGGTTCAGCAAGTGCCGCGGCACCACCTCGAGAAATATGGCCAGATCGTACTTAGCCGAAAAATGAGGGTCCTCGTCCATCCATTCTTGCGGGAGGTCGTACTGCAGCCCCATGACTTTGTGCCCATGTGCCATCAGGCAGCCGGCTATCAATTCAGCATCGCGCTGCAGGCCGATACCGTTCATGTTCGTAATGATGGCGACGTTCACTATTTTGCTCCGGTCTGCGGGACGTGCAGGTTGACTGTTCGAAGGAGGGCGTCGATCTCATTCAGGCTCACGTTTGGGAAACGGGTGATCGTGAATTCTTGTTTTTCCACGTTGTAGGCCAGGATTCCGAGCGGTACGCGACCACACCCCCGCAGCGCCTCCATCACTTTCTTGAACTCGGCCACTTCGTCTAAAGTGGCCTCCGGGGGTTCCATGTCGGGCGAGAGTATATACCCTTCCAGAAGTACCCACAACCTAGTACTTCGGTAATGTTCCCCAGGTCGGTGCAAAACGCGAACCTGGTGGCAGGAGGAATCCATGAATACGACAGCAGCAAAGATAGCCTTCCGCGCCGACCTTTGGCGCAAGTTCCTGAGCGGCTACCAGGTGGTGCTCATCACGACCCCCGAGCTCTTCGCCGATTACTGTGCCAAGTTCCGGGAACGTTGGATTGCAGGAGAATAACGATGGAATCCCTTTCATTTTGCGCGTTTTTGGCCTTTTTGATTTATTCGCTGATCGCCGCGACCGATCGCACCACCGACGAGATCCGGGCAAGCCGCGAGGACGCGATCGACGTCAGCCATATTTCCGGTGATATTTGGGATCACCACTGCCGGATCGACGGATGCCGCGGCCGGCACCGTTCCCACGCCTAGTCTTCCTCTTCGCGCTCGGCCTTCTCGTCCTCGGATAGCATTTCGATGCCCGGGTGGCGGTGATCGACAACCCAGGCCGGCGCGTACTCCTGGCCCTGTTCGCCCCACACCTGCACGCGGTGGTTCCCGTCCAGAATGTTCACCGACCCGTTTTTGTGAATGTCTACTTTGATGGGCGATCCGGTGCGTGGCCGATAGTCCTGCCTGTCAAAGTTCTCTTCTTCCTCGTCCACAAACTTCGGCGTCGGCAGGTCTTCCATCGGGATGTAAGCCTGATAGATGGACACCTCTTTTTGCTGCTTCTTCCGAACGTAGTCTTTGCGGATGGTTTCCGCGGTCACTCGTTTGCCGGTGTCCTGTAGGTCTGGTTTGTCGAAATCGACGCTGGCGTATTTCGCTCGGTACGGCAGGTCATCGTGGTGTACGCCGATCGGCTCGGGAGCCGCTTCTTCTTCCTTGAGGTCTTCGATGGGATGCCACTCTTTATCCGCACCGAGAACTTCCAGTTTGCTGGCCGGGAGTGCCTTCTTTGAATACAAATCGCCCGTGCTTTCGGTTTTGTGAATCGCCGGATCTAGCTTCGTGCGGACCAATACCGACTTTCCCTCTTCAGGGGCGAACTGCCAGGCCGTGTTTGCTTTCTTCGTGAAATAGCTGCGCTTCTCGGTTGTCCCATCCGGCCAAGTGTCCTGGTCAGTTCCATAATCCGGCTTGTGAACGTTCAACTTTCCAGCTTCAGCGATATCGCCGGCGCGCTCCGCGTTTGTAGCGTGGTAAACGTAGCCTTCCTCAGAAGGGATATCGTGGTCCTCGCCCAGGTCGTGGAGTTGCTTCCAATCGCCGGCCGGCTTCTCTTTTTTAGTGGCAGCTTCTTCGGTTGCTTCTTCCGGTTCCACCTTCAGCGAGGACCAACTGTATTGCCCGACCTTTTCCGACTTGGTGATCGCCTTCGGGTCAACGGCAATGTACTGGACCGGATTCAGATCGTCGTGAGCGGTAAAAACGATTCCATCGTGGCCGGATTCTTTCGCGAGAGCAGCTAGTTCTTTATCAGCTTCACCCCATTTTTCGTAAGGAAGATCCAGCGGCTTGTCTTCATCGCTGTCCCATCCACTCAGGAGACCTTCGTATTTCTTCGCCAGCGCGTGGTCTCCAAAATCAGCAGCCAGCTTCATGCCATCCTCGGCTACTAAGGGATTCTTGAACTCCAACTTCGCGCGATAGATGTGGTTTCCATGTTCCGGCGTCGCCTCGGGAGAGAAGAAGGTGCCGCGCTCTTCGTTCGTGCGGAACTCCGGGTGGTCCGAGGCCCTGTAAGCGTGGATGGTGACTGGCTTCCCGGTTTCAGCATCTTTCACCGGGGGATACTTCAAATCCCGGATATCGACGGGCGCCTGCGGATGCCTGATGTGCGTTCCTGTCCCTGGCCCGGTCCCGAATGCCTCCTTTGGGTTGTAAAAACTGTGCTTCAGGTCGTCGTACTCTTTCTCGGCATATTTGTCCGCTTGCACGCGCGCAGTCGCTTTCGCGCGCTCTTCAAACGAGAGGGCTTTATATTTGGCTTCCGTCAATCCGTAGGCATCGAGGTCAGGATCGTGATAGTCCTGCCAGATTCCCGAAGGCACCGGCGTGTCCTCGCCGGATTTGAACATCAATTCTCTGCCACCGCTCATGATGGCGACGCGATATTTCCCGTTGTCGTATTCAGCGATCGGCCGCTCGCCCCCCTGGTACGCTTTTACTGTGCGGACCTGGTCGTCCCTCATCTCCTGAAGAAAAGGAGCGTAACCTTCGGGCACTTTGAACTTCTCGTCTATAGGGAGCTTCTTCGCGGCCGCTGCTTTCTCAGCTTGTTCCTGGCGCTTCACGAGCTCGCGGATGATATCGCCAATGACGCGTTTCGGGCTGCCCTCGGAGTCCATGTATTTGTTTGGTTCCACGGGGTCCGAAGAATCGAACCTGATTTCCATCACCGGCATGTGCTCGATGATTTTAAACGCTCGAGAGGCTACTTCCGGCGTCAGACGGCCGACCTGCAGAAAGCCGAAAGCATTGTTCCCGCGTCCCTGACCTTCAATTCCGAAACGCACGCCTCCCGTGTCTAGGATTTCGTTCATATCATCGCCGTGCTCTAGGGCGAGATCCAGGTGGGTCCAATTTCCAGCGTCGGCAGTTTGGATCTTTCCATCCGCTCTCATGTAGCCCAACGACCCTGAGTCGAGTTGGCTTACTTTTTTCAGTTCGATGGCAGGATCAATTTCTTCGGCTTGCTTGGGTTGCGCGCCTTCGCGCTTCGCCATCTCCTTGCGTATTTTGCCGGCGACTTCTTTCGGTGAACCATCGGCCTGAAAATAGTTCTTATCTCCGTAGGCTTCAAAGGTGAGTTCGTTGACCGGCATCTGCTCGATCACTTTGAGAGCGTTCTCGACGCCCTTCGGAGTCATCTGGCTAATACTCACGAATCCAGGGTTGTCGTCTTCTTCGAAGAACTGCCCGAAGCGCACGCCGCCATCGTTCATGATCTCGACCATTTTTGGAATGCCGCCAACCAGGTCTGCGTGCTCGTTCGGCGTCGGCATGTCTGGATTTGACCGGCTGCCGATCACCAGGCTGCCATCCGGCTTCATAATCCCGACGTCGGTCGGCTCCATCTGGCTGATTCGTTTCGGTGGCTGTGGCGTTGCTTCTTCGGCGCGCGCCTTCACTTCCTCCGGGGTCCAGTGATACCAGCCGTCCTTCCCGACCTTGCCTCCCATCTTTTCCCAAAACGGTGCCGAGTGCTCCGTCGCATCAAGCGAGATCCCCTGGTTGCGTTCCGCAGCCATCTTGGTAATGCGATTAAACATCTCGCTGCCGTGCCCCTTACCAAGGAGCTCGGGATTCGTCGCCATGTAGGAGACGTACATTTCTCCGGTGTAGGGGTTTTCGCGCAGGGAAGCAGCGCTCACGATCCGACCATCTTTGTCGGTCATGATTAGCGGCTCGACTCCACCGCCTTCGCCGCGTTCGACTTCATCGGGATGCCGGATTTCTTCGGCGATGTTCTTCGCCATCCGGGCAGATTCTGTGTCTTTGAATTGGCCCCAACTATCGAGGACCTCGGCGTCCTCATTCGTGGGTCGTTGCAGTCCTACTTTGGCCGGGTCTGAAGTTTTTTTTTCTCTTCGGGCTCTTCGCCGGCGCCTTCCGGCTCTTCCTTGGGAATGAACTTCCCGCCCCGCGCAAGCTGCGCCCTGGCCGAATTGATTTCACCCAGGTGCTCGACGTCCTTATCGTAGGTTTTCTCTGTGCCGTCTGCGGTGTGAACCTTGCCGTCGTCCGTGATCTCCATCACGCGCCGTGGTTCCCCTTCACTATCCACGAACGTATCGCCCACTTTCAGATCTTCCATCCCGGTAAACTTCACGGGGCCTAGCTTTTCCTTTTCGAACGCTTCCTTGACGTCGTTCGAAAGCCCTTCCCATACCGACCCGGTCTGCCCATGCTCACCGATCGCGCCGAGATTCATCTCCCGCGGCTCGGTTGTCGCCGCGCTCCCGCCCTTCGCCAGGCGCCGGCGATCGTAAGTCAGCTTCGTGGTTTCCGGGTATTCCTGCTTTAGCGCATCCAGCAGCGGACCGCGGATCGCCTCGGCCCCAAGGTCGCCCCCGAGCCAGTGAACGTGTAGCACACCTCCGTCGCGAGGTTCAACGGTCACGCTACCAACGCGCTTCCCGTCCTTCGTGATTTCATGCTGCGTACCCAGGCCCTCGCCCAGGTCCTCGCCCTTGCCAAGTTCGAAGCCTTTTCCGAGCGGCTGAATCCCGACTTCCCGGGCAGGAGGCACCATCGGTTTAACGGCAGCAGGTTCGGCCACAGGGGCAGTTTCCGGGGCTTTAGCCGTTTCTGCGGTAGGAGGGGCCTGTTTTTCGTATATCGGCCCACCCTCGGCCGTCCAGCCTACAACCCGGGGCTTTCCTTCGCCTTTCCAGCCCTTTGCCATCTGCCCGGCGCCCGGTTGGCCCTTTGGCCGGCGATATATCTGGCTTTGGGCCTCGACCCCGATCGGCTCCTGGGGGAACATCTCCGGGTGGGCCAGTTCGGCGGCCCCTGGTTCCGGCAGCGGTGTTCCACGTGGAACAAGTTCACCGATTCCCGGCAGCAGCCCTTTCGGGCCACCTGGCGGCATCACGGATTCTGGCAACAAACCGGCCGGCGTGGTCCATCGCCCACCGCGGACCGGCCCGGAAGGCCCGGCGTTGTATCCGGCCTCCACTGCCGGCGCCGGCAAGGCAGCACGCACCGGATTTGCCGGCTGCGCGTACTGCGGTGGAACGAAAGGCGCGGGAGGCGTGAACGGCGTCTCAGCGGGTGGATTCAAGTTTGCGATCCCCCGACGAATCATCACATCCGGCTTGTTGAAGTGCTCGGCTACCTTGCCCAGGCCATAGAGACCTGCGGCCATAACACCGTGGCCGGCCAGGAGCGAAGCGAGACCAGCACCAGTACCGAGGAAATTGTAGAGGCCGGTCGGAGCCTTCCGTTCGTTCGGATTCACTTTGCGCTCGAGTTCCTTCTCGAGCGTCGTGAGGTGCCCGTAATCTTTCCGCGATTCGGCCGACTGCGTTTCGCCGGAATTTTCCAAAGTCTTGTTCAGTTCCTCACGGACCGCGCGCCGAGCAGTTTCCCACCCGAGCGTGTCCGGGTTGGCAGCCAGCGCCGATCGCCTGGCGGTGGGGTACTTGTTGAAGTAGCTCTCAAGTTGCGCGTTCGCGTATTTCTGCAACCGGCTCGCTTCTTCTACCGTGCGCGATTGATCCAGTTTATTTGCGAGGTCTTCAAGAGCCTTCACGCCGTTCTCATCGAACTGCCGCATTTCGGGAGTGATCGCGTCGCGGACCGCTTTTGCGGCCGGCTTCATATCGACGGGGCGAGGACCCTGGCGATCGAGTGCCGGCTGCACCCTCTCATCCCAAATCTTCTCCTTCATCTGCGGAACAGCGTCTTTGAAATCTTCGACGTTAGTGATCGGAGTTTGCGCGTGGAATTCTTGAATCGCTCGCTGAACTCCTGGGCTCTGGATTGCGTCCTGCCATCCAGTCGCACGAGCTCGTGGCCGCACGCCCTTTGTCAGGAGTTCGTGTCCCTCGAGGCCCAGGCCCAACGGATGCCCGAGAGCGTCGAGAGTTTTTCCACCAACGTCCTTTGCAATTTTCGGAGCACGCGGGATCAATTCACCCGCACCGATCGTGCCAGCCGCTTGGCCAGTCGCACCACCGATGTCTCCGGTCCCTGCTTGTTCAGCGAGGCTCCCGGCCCACGGACCAACCACCGGAATCGTAGAGAGTGCTTTGTGGCCGATACCAGCAAGGCCGCCTTGTTCGGTTCCCTTGTTCCATTCCGCAACCGCGGGGTCCGTCAGATATTTCTGCGTGAGGGCGTTGACGCGCTCCATCGGCGCGAACTCGCCTTTATCGTTGAAGCCGGCAATACCACCGATGCCGTGCTTAATATTTCCCTGCTCATCTTTTCCCTGGCCGAAAGCCACGTCATAGAGACCTTCAGCCCCCGATTTAACGAGGCCCTTCGCTCCTTCATACGCGTTGCGAGCAACGTTGCCGGGAGTGAATCCGTAATTTTCCGGGATCGGTGGCCGCGCTTCTTCGAATTTTGTCGGGGGAGTCATCGGCGCGACCCCACTCTTCACGGCCGCGCGGATCTTCGGGCTTACGTCTTTCCCATAAGCCTTTTCAACGTCCTCGTCAGACGGAGCCTCACCACCACCTGCAGCGGTGTCGAGGTTCAATGTCTGCGGCGCTTCTTCATCCAGTTGAAGCGTCTGCGGAGCGTTGCGCTTATCAGCCATCTATTTCACCAGGGTTGCTTGCTTGCTGCCGGGAGTCGTTTTGTAAGTGTGGCCATTGTAATCAAACGTGCCGTCGTCGTTCACCTGAATTTCTTTCCCGCCCATCTTTATCGTGCTGCCACCACCGCCCCCACCGGCTGCCTTTTGTTCGAATGCGCGCTCCTGCGGATTGCCCTCAACGTGCGGAACTTTCTTCCAGAGGCGATCCGTCATCTGGTCGAACTTCTGAAGTTGTTTCACAGCGTACTTGCTGTCCGCGGACGAGCCATCGGCGATCGTCTGCCACAGAGCGTGGGCCTGGACGTCGTTGATACGCGATCCGCCCGTCATGATCTTCGGCAACGCCAGCACGGCCTCGCGGAGATTCAGCACGTCGGTCACATAGTTCTTCGTTTCTTCGGACGCGAATTTCAACGCTTGCTCACGCAGAAGAGTATCGCCAGTCGTGTCCGCGGGGTGTGTCAAAGCAAAGGCGATGATTCCACGCTGAACACTGCCCTGGTCGAGTGCTTTCAAACTTCCCAGGAGATTCCGCGTCTTCACGCCAACTTCGTTCAGGCCCGACGTGTTGTTTTGCGCGTCCTGCCGATCCTTGTCGCTGGCTTTGATGATGTGCTGTAGGCCGGATTCCTTGGCCTGGGCGCGCGGCATCAGATGCATCGCTCCGTTTTTGTCGTAGCCGATCACCGGCTCTTCATCAGATTTCTGTTTCTGAAGAGCCGCCGTTGGCGATGGTTGCTTGTCTTCCTTCGAGCGGCCGAGGTCGTTGACGATTTTTCCCGGGCGTCCCTGGTCATCCTTCGCGTTCATGTCGACGATCAGATCGTGCGCATGACCGTCAGCGCCGACGATCTGCTTCGTCTCAAGTTTCTGCCCGGGCTGCCCTTTGTACACCACGTTGGACGTCGCCGCGGCACCGTTCTTGCCAGGAATGATCTGTACGATGTCGCCATTCGTGGACTTTTCAAAGTGCGGCTTGTTCTGCGTTGCTTCGGCGATATCCTTCACGCCCTGCGGCGTTCCTTCTTCGTCGAGTCCGTGGAGTTTGCCCTGGGCGTCCTTCCACCCGGTGACGTTGCCTTCGGTATCGCGCTCGAGCGACTGCTCGGTTTGCATCTTGGCGAGGCGCGCTCTGCCTTCCGCAGTGGTGACGTCGCGAGCCGCTTCTTCAGACGCGAGATTCTTTGCCTGGCCTTCCGCGGCCGTGCGCTGCGCGAGTTCAGTCTTTAGTTTGCTTTGCTCGGCCATCCGATTGAGGTCAGTTCCAGGAATGTTCACGCCGATGCCTGGCGCCAAAACATCCAGAGCGATGTTTCCGATCTTGCCGGCGACGTGCCCGATCTTCCCGAGAGCCCCAGGATGATTCTCCGCAGTTCCCCAAGGATGCTCTTTCTGTTCCTGTAATCGCTCGAGTTGGTTTTCCGTGAATGCAGCGCTTCCAATCGGCGCGCCAGTGGACGTCTGCGGCAAAGCCATTTTTTCCGCGTGCGACAAAGCCGGAGGAACCATCGGCTTCACGCCGGCCATTTCTGGCGTCGACGGCGTTCCACCAATTTCCGGTGCGTTCATATCTTCGACGTGGTGCGCCGGCATATTCGGCTGCACTGTTGCACCGAGGGCCAATTCACGATTGAGGCCAGTGAGTTCTTTCGGGTGGCCGGCTTCTACAGGCACCGGTGGCGTCATCGGTGCAACATCAGATCGCGCGCTCATAACTGGAGAAAGCGGACCGATGGTAGCCTGCGGCGTTTCAGGTGGACGCTGCAGCAATCCCAGGCCCTGGAGGTGCTTGTTCA